GGGATAGCCACGCGGTATGAAAAGCTTGAACGAAATTATCATTCAATGCTCGCTTTAGCATTTACTATGATGTGGCTACCAATGTGGGCTGATTGATATATGTACTACAAAGATCAACAGCCCCTAAGTGAAAAATAGAAAATTTATAATAAATAAATGTAATAGAGTAATAAATGTACACGCCCACATATGAGCGTGTATATGATTTTCTAACAAACAACATGCCCCTTAATGAGCTGCCTATGCTGAATCCAACCACGGAAGTTACCCGACCAACGATCGCCATCTACGTCAAAGTGCGTAACGCCAATACGTTTAGCTTTGGCCTTCGTAAGCTTATGGTAAGTAGGAATAGGCGTAGCTTGGTGCTCGAAAGGGGAGGCATGAACACGGTCGCCTGATGTTAACGCCTCAAAGATGCGCAATGCCTTCTCGAATGACATATCGAGCGTACGGTAGCTAACCTGCGCGCAGCACGAGACAGAAAGAATTAGTAGCTCTTGTAGCTCGTAGCACTCACGCATTTCGTCAGTAATGTAGGGTAAGTGCCACTCCTTATAGCCTAGTTCATTAGGAACACTGTTATTTAAGGCCGTGCTTATTTGGCGCGCAAGTTCACGTATCTCTGGCTGTGCGTCTTTGTGGTCGCGTAACCATAAGAAATTCGCCCACTCCGTCGATGTAACCACTACCTTCATTGTTTGGAAGGTTTCTAATATACGATTCGAGACTTGCTTGTGTAGCTTTACCTTTTCCATCCCCCAATGAAACATGCATGCCGCTTTCGATGCACCTTTCCACAAAGCGCGGGCTAAGGATGACGGGAGGGTCTTTAAGGTCGTCTGGGCTTGCATACCACTCTGGTTCGCGCCCCAGTGTATTGGCAACTCTGGCGTATTCCATACTTGTTGTCTCATTTTCTTTGTTGGTATAGCGCGTGAGCTTGCACTGTTTCGTGAAAAGACACGATGAGTCATAAGCTCCGCGTGAATGAATCTAGGGTACTCAAGTTCTGCTGTTGTAATACGTACGCCATTGGCGATTGAATCTGCAATAATCTTTACTGTTATCATATTTATTAGTGTTACTGTTTAAGCCAGTCGTTAAAATTTTCTACATGTATGAGTAAACGCCCGTCCTGCGCTCTGCGCCAGTGCTTTTCCTCAAATAATTGTCCACGCTTAATTTTGCTACGTAGGGCGGCAACGGTGTAACCCGTTGCCTTAGCCATAGCGTTAAGCGTTACCCACTCAACGTTAAAAGCCATATTAACCCCCATTCAGCAGTAAGTGTTCTGCGGCGATTGGGAACAGCTCAAGCTGCCTAGCACGCGCGATTAGCATTTCATAGTCACCCATAGAGGCAGATATAAGGGCAACTAAAAGCTCGAATTGTTCTCTTTCAAATTCTTCGGCCATTGCTGATAACATGCGAATCATGCAGTGACCAACGTCCTCAGATACAAAGTTGGGTCTGTATATAAGGGCGTTCTTAATGTAGTAATTTCTCTTTCCGCGTTCCAAGTCGGTTGTGTCTTTCAGGCCGTAGCGCCAAATATATTTAAACGCATTACCTGTCGCAAAATCCATATGCCTAATAAAGTGAATAGCCTCCACCGAACGGGTATTGTAGTGGGGCGATTTTTCTATTATGTCGTGTTGTTGTGCTGAGTCAGGCATTTAAATTCCTTTAGTACACACTCGTACTCTATCTAAATTTTCTCCCCCTAGCTTGCGGATTATATACAGACACGACTCTAAAAACATCGTCTTTAGGGTCAACTAAATAGCGTCTTCCACCTTGCCAGAGTTGTTCCAAGATCTCCCAGCCTTCTTCGGTTTCTGATAGCTCACCAAACACAATTGGTTGTCCCTTCTTACGAAGGTAAACCACTCTGTCGCCATCCCGTACGTTACCCTTTGGATTAACGAGCAGCATTGACCCTTTTCTTAGGCCGAAGTCGTCGTAATCCACTTCTATGAAATACGACTCGTCGCATTCGAGTATGGTTTGTACAAGCACTGACGGGTTCGTTGGTTTGCGACCCGACAGTGTTGCTAATACTCGTAACGGCTTCTCGGGAACAGTGTCCGAGGAAGCACCGAAGTCAGATAGTTCTAGCCCTGTAAAAGCAGTGAACTTAGTCAAAAAGTCAGTGTTAAGCGGAATCGTCCCTCTCAGATATTGACTGAAAGCCGACTGGTTCATGCCCATAGCCTTTGCTGCTCTGGCCTGACTTAGCGCCGTAGCATCTTTATGGGATGACCATGCAAGCTGTACTTTCTTTAGTACATCATTACTGTATTCCATCTTAAAAATTCCCCGTTGTGGTTGTGTTGCTTATACATAATTTAACAGTAGCACTGTTACATGTCAACGCATATGTTAACGTTTGCTAAGACATGAACACCACATTCGGAGTGGCCTCCAGCCGATCTAGCCTCCTTATAATCGATGGTCTGAAAGCCCCCCCTCTAATGTAGTTTCCTCAATAAATGCTGCTATAGCTGTGTAGTTTAATTTCTCTGCACGATTGGCAAATTCTTCGGCGGTTATGCCGTTAACCCATTCGCTAGGGTCAGTTAGGACAACACCACAAACTTGTCGTTGATGTTTTATGGCTTCGCAGCCGATGATCACTACTGCAAGCTCATTGGACTCTACAGCTTCATTAAGCCACAATAGCTGCTGTGCAGATAAGTCGGGCTTAACGACCGTCGTAGGCCGCTTGGGTAGTGTCTTTATGAATTTGTACTCAGCCCATAACGGGCGCTTTCCATTGCGGTGCCGATAAAATGCGTCAGGTACGCCACCCGCGAAATTATCGTTGATTTTCCACGTACGCATTATGTCAGAACTCAGCTTTTTGCCGACGTTCGCTGTGTACTGTGACTCAATCATTACAGGCCTAACGCCTCTAGTCGTTTGAATAGAGTATGCGCTTGTGCCTCCGCATCGAATAATGCGTGGTGGGCAACAGTTGGCTCAACTCGTTCAATTTGCGGGGTTAGGTTCTTAATAGTGCGGTAACACATATCGCCTCTGTATGACCAAGGGCGGGGGAGGCCACAAATCTTGAAGGCTTCGGCTATCAGAGCATTGTCCATTGCTACACCATCACCCCATAGACGTATCTCATCTGCTGGTACACCTTTCGATTGTTCAGCGATAAACTCGCTTAGCTCGATTAGTGCGTCTTTAACTGGCTTATGTGCGTAGTTACCCTTGAACTCGTCACGCGCTGCTTGCTCTTGCTGTAGCCACCATAGGACGGTACTCGCGTCGATGTTGAAACCCGCTTTTTGGCTATCTTCGAGGCTAATACGAGTGTAGTAGCCTTTGTGTATCTTTTTGTTTTTTAAATCCATTGGAACAATGCCGATTGACAGAATCGCGTCACCTGCGTTCGTGCCCATAGACTCGATGTCCACCATGTAATCGCTGACCATTATATTCTCCTGTTACCATTGGCCACCAAAAATTTAAGGCGCTAATGTAAAGTATTGTAAAGGTGTTTTGAAGTGTTAATTTTATGAAATTTAATAAAAAATTAATTGTTAACTAAAGATTCAAAAAATAGTAAATTTTTATGATCAAACTTTAAACATTCATTCATTTTGCTTTAATATTTTACACAAAAAAGCCGACCCAAAAACGAGTCGGCCAATGCCCTAAAGTGGTAGGGCTATTATGCTGCTTCGGTCTTTGAAGCAAATAAAGCGCTATACATTTCAACAGCTTGATCGTATAACTCGTCAGGAGCATGAGCTACAAGTGATACGTCGTAGTTGAAGAAATTACCTGAGCTATTAGACTCAGACACAACGCCTAATTGCCACACACAACCAAAGCGAGGGTTGCCTTGTTTTTCTTCGTCATTAATCAGGGTATTCCAGATTCGTGACTTTTTGACTTTAACCCCCGGCATATCAAGTAGTGCAACAGATTTCGGATTACCTTCGTCGTCTAGAAGTAATACTAGGTGAGTAGGGTTCTCAGAAATATCATGGTCTTTAACCGCTAGACCTTGTTCTTCTAGTGCGTCTAGGGCTTCTTGTTCTGTGTCGTATGAACCGACCATACCGCCACCTAACTTACGCTTACGCCATACAACGATTTTCTTTGTAAAGCTTAAATTGATTAGGAAAAGCGATGTGTACAGTTCTTCTGTAACGCTATTCATGATCATACCAGCTTGCGCACCTTCAACTTGTTTAGGGTTGCCAGGCTCTACTTCTGGGTTGATCATTTGTAACAATTTCAAGCGAGGAATGGCTAAATCGTCTGTGGTTACATTCTCTGAGCCACGGCCAACGTAATCGCCACGTTCTTCGAGAGTTGCTACACCGCCGAATTTTTCCGCTTGAACAGCTACGTTAGTGTTATTCGCCATGATGGTATTCCTTATATTCGTTATTTGTTAATCGTTAATGAGTCATTGGATCAAATAGTTTGATCGAAAAACCCCCAACAACTGACTAGGAAGTAGGGGGTTAGCAAGCAACCACAACAAGTACATAGAGAGAACCAGTTGAGGCTGCAATATTAGTATCACTGTTAATACAAGTCAACAGTATTACTAATTAATTTTTACGCACCGATAGTTTTCGCACTTGAACAGGTTTTACACCTGCTAGTGAGTCACCCATCGAAATAAGCTCTCTGAACGGCGCTGCATTGACTTTACGTTGTAGAAGGTAAAATGCATCATTGTCTTTAATGTGCTCGTACAATGCGTCCCAATCAGTAACAGAGGGCTGTGTTTCTTCACTCATAGATACAGCGCCTATGCCAACGTAAGCCACTTTTTCGCCTACTTCTAAGGTTGCCTTTAAGTAGTTCTCAAGCTCGGTTTTACGCTCTTTCAGGGCTTTTAATTGCTCAGCTTCTATTAGAGCTATCTCGCGACGTACGCGAAATAACTCGGTAACTACAGCCTTACGGTCTGGTAGCTCGCTAGCGGGGATATCTGATAGGTCAAATTCTTCTTTTAACTTCTCTGCTGCTGACATTTTATGCTGCCTCTTGTTCTGTGTTTTCAGCTAATTCCTTTGGGACACGGCAACCAGCCTCGAAGAAAGCGTGTAACTTGTCCATCGCTTCGTCGAATGCTTGCACTTTGGTTACTGGCGTAGTTTGCAACTTGGCTTTTAGTCGTTTGCACTCGGCGGTTAGCTTCGTTATCTCGTCAAGGTTCAAGTCGGCCATAGCGCTTTTTAAACCTTCTTCAGCTTCAACTAACTTCTCGCGTGTTTCTTCGAAGTCGCTACCGAACTCAACAACTTGCTTGCGCGTGTGGCGAACGTCTTTTACGGCCTCGTTGAACGCTTCAAGGTCAAAGTCTGCTGCTGTGATTTGGAATTTGTTTAAAGGTAAGTTGCTCATAATGGTTCTCTCTATAATGTAAAAGTTGTGGTTAGGCTGCTTGCGACAGTCCTGCGATAGTGTTTAGTAAGTCAATCATGTTCATCTGCTTGTTGAGCATCTTCTGGTAGACTTCTTCTTCTACCGTTTCCTCAGCCGCAATATGAATAATCTCGGTCTTACGTTTTTGGCCTGTTCGTACGATACGGTGGTTAAACTGCTCGTATAGGTCGGCACGATAAGTAGGGCTTGCCCAAATAACACGATTCGCCATAGTCAATGTCAAACCGTGCCCCGCTGATTGTGGGTGAGCGAAAATCACTTGAATGTTGCCCTGCTGAAATTGATGAACGATTCGGTTACGCTCCAATGATGGCGTGTCACCATCTATTACCGCGTAAGTCATCTTTCGTTTTTTGGCCTCGGCTATTAGGCCGTCACGCTGATGTGTCCAGTTGAACGCAACAAGCGCGTGGTCTGTCTCTTCAACCAAATCAAGCACCAGCTCATAACGTTCTTTGTGTACGTTAATGACTGATCCATCTTCGTTGTACACGCCACCCGACAGCGTTTGCAGTAGCTTCTGCATACGTGAACCCGCGTGGACGGCATTCAGCATTTCGCCGCTCTCCAACGCCAATACTGACTCACGTTTAAGGAACTCGTAGTCACGGCGTATCTTCTTAGGTAGCTCAACCGTTACCTCTCGGTAAATGGTCTCTGGCAACTCTTGAACGTCATCAAGCGCAACACGGGAAGTAATGTCAGATAGCATCAGTGTCACATGGTCTGCTGCACCGGCTTTATCAACCCATTTCGTTGCCCCAATTGGCGCACCCGCAATGACTTGTGGATCACATACTTGTTGACGAAAGCCAAAGAAGTTTTTGCCAAGGCGCTCACCTCGGTCTATGAGGAACGCTAAGTGCCAAATGTCGAGAATGGTGTTAGGGGAGGGTGTACCCGTCATAAGTGCCATTTTCTCAATGTCACCTGCTATACGGTTAATTGACTTGGAACGCATGGACGTTCTGTTTCGGAAGGCGTCACCCTCGTCAACAATGAGGACATCGAATTTAGGCGCGTAGCCCTCGTTGTCTATCATCTTAACCGTGTCGTGGTTCGTGATTACCCATTGGGCATTACCTTCGAAGGCTTTACGTTTTTTGGCGGCAGTACCCGCAGCGATAGCGTAGGTTGCTTCGGGCCAGCCGAAACGTAGGTCTTTAGCCCACGCTGGCGTTAAAATGGATAGTGGCGCGAGTACAAGAACACGCGCATCAGGCCAGTACGTTTTCACTGCATGAATGCAGGCGAGCGTTTTGCCCGTCCCGCATCCATCGAAGTTCAACACGCGCTCTTTATCACCCCACAAGTTAGCAAATGCCTCTTGGTGGGCGAACGGCTTAAATGTCGGTTTCTCTTTTTTATGCAACATCTAAACCTCGATAGTGGTCAAAACCACATGCGCCGTTACCGTATGCTTTACCATCACGGTTAGTGTTGCAGCCGTACTCACAGAAACGGCACGTATGCGCGTTAGCTGTAGGTATGAAGTCTTTGGTCGTTGTTAGTTTCTTGGCACGGTTATGGTAGCGAAGTAATAACATGCCCAGCTGACGACGGTTGAACGTGCGAACCATCTTGGTGCCGTCGTCTAAATACCAAAACTCGACCTTAAACACGTCAATCTCAGGGAATCGGTACATCGTGTGCAGCGCGTAGCTTAGCCCTTGGTCAGCGTGTTTCATTTCGTTGCCAAACTTCTGACCTGTTTTATAGTCAATGATGCGGCAAGAGTTTTCATTCTCACGGATAAACACGTCAAGTTTCGCACGGCCCCATAGCTCGTCGTCATCCCAATCGCACGGCGACCAATCTTTGCGGATACCCCAATTTTCTTCCATCGTGATTTTACCTTCACGGTAGTCCTCACGCAGACTAGAGAAGTCCGCTGAGAATTGGTCGAATTTGGTGCGGTTGTCCGCTGGCAATTCTTCTACGTCACCACGAACCCATGCCTCGCAGCCGTCGTGAATGACTGTTCCGCGTTGTGCGGCCTCACCAGACTCAACAGGGATTTTGTCTACTTTGCCTAGTTTGACTGCCCATTGACAGTTTTCGAACTTCTTGAGCGTTGAGAATGACCAGGCTTTGACAGCTGCTGTTGGGAAGTCGACGACCATTGCGCCGCGTTCATCTTCTCGCGTTTGCTTCGCTTGTTTAAGTGCATCCGATAGAGCATTCAAATCTCCCGCTTTTTTAATCTTGTTGTTTTTTGATGCTTGCGTGATTACCGCTTTTTGTTTTGTTTCTTTAGCACGAGCGCCTAGCATTGCTGCTAGACCCTCCTTGCTATCAGCTTTCACAGCGTCCGAAGGCTTGGGCGTACTGCTTTTGCCTTGAATTGTTTGTTGACCAGACTCAGCGGCCTTGGCCTTAAGTTTGGCAGCAAAGTCCATTACGCGGCCTCCTTCGCAAAGCGGCGAATGAACGCCGCACAATCGTCTATCCCTATGTAAATCTCACCATTATGCTCAATCGCTGGCGCTGAGCGGAGGCCATGTGGATTACTTTCCGAAAGGCGAACAACATCAAGTTCTACGCCAGCTAACTCAGCATATGATTTAACGTCAGGGCAGAATTTACATCCTCGGGCGGTGTATAGGATTGGCTTTTTCATAGGTCGTATCCATTATTTGAGTATATTTCGGGTTCAACGGATTTTTCTAGCTCAGCTCTGGCCTCAGCCATAGCTCGCTCGAAGTCCTCGCTGGTTCTTTTTTCTGGGTCGATTGATGAAACGTTGCTTGGCAGGGTGCTGTTGGCATCTTTAATAGCCTCAAGCACTTCCTCGTCGTTGTAGTTCCAGAACACTTCAACACATCGCGGACGCGACGGTAGGGGCGCTCTAGCACCTACAGGGCGAGACTTACGTTTCTTCTCAACATCGTGCGTAGATAGCATTCGCGATAGGGCGTTTTCAGATATTTCCTTGCCCGCCAGATAGCTATAAAGCATGCGTAAATCATCGGGCAGCAAGTAACATGCTTTACCTGTATTCACGTGCTCTAAGTTGGCCGTCAGGAATGTCTTAACACGCGTCAACTGTGCAAACTCTTTAGGCTCAAGGTTGGCTGTCGACTTATCAAGAATACCGATGAACGCACCAAAATCACCGTCACGTAGCGCGGTAAAGAAGCTATCAGATGCGCTCATACCTGCTTTCTGCGTGTCGATTCGTGCTTGGTTCATGATGATTGAACCAGATTGGTGGGTGTCTACCTTGAATGAGCGAAGGTAAGTGGCAAATGCGTGTAGCTCGCCCTTAATTAACTCGTCCGTATGCTCACGGTGCGATTTGATATACTCAAGCCGCGCCTCAAGGTTTCTCTGCTGCCTCGGTGCAATGTTGTAGCGTCGTTTATCGGTTACAGGCATTGCGTCCAAGTCGTTTGTCGCGAAGATGAAATTCAGGCGTTGAACAACCTCTCGCTGTTGTTGCTGCATCTTACGAAGCATCATGGTTGGCTCGGTAATACGCGTTTTTAACAGTGACGCTGCTTTTGTTAAGCTCGCCGCCCCGCGCATGTTGAACTCGTCAACCATCAACAACATTAAATCTTCCATCCAGCCGTTAAACTGGTCGTCGGCTATCCCTTGCAGCGTGTTCTGTGCCACGTACTGCTGGCCGATTAATGGGCGTAAAACTGACTTAAACAGTAAGCCTTTACCCGTACCCTCTGTACCATGCACAAGCCAAGCGGTCTGTGTCTTGTCTCGTTTCTGTATGATGAACGCGAGCCAGTTAATGAAATGCTCGAAGCAGTCCATATCATCACCCAACATATTTAAGATGATTTCACTAATGACAGGGCAGTCGTAGTGCAGCATCCAAGCGTTGCCATATGTTAGGGTCTCAGGGTAGTCATGCGTTGTTTTGTCGCGCATGTAAACCGATGGCTTGAAACGGTTTATGTAGTCCTTGTCACCTATCGCGTAACGTGTCTCACCTCGGTTCGGGTCCAAGGTCACATGGATAGCAGGAACAGGGTCAGGAACAAGTTGGCCGTAATGCTTTAACCACTCCGCAGCAATTTGCGCGTTCTTACGCTCTTTGAGTTCAACTACTTCGTCGTTCTCTTTGTCGTACTCCATCGTCATATACATGTCAGATGTCTGGTCAATAAACATCGAACGTTGAACCTTGCGAACGATACCTTCGTCGTCCTTCACTTCCTCGTACGCTTCACCATATCTCTCAATATGTTTGGCGTATGCCTCCGCGTCGGCGCTTTTAAACAAGAAAGCTGGCTCGTCAGGTATGAAACAACGCACAACCTCGGGGTTAGAGCGAGCAACCCAATATGCATTGTTCTTACTACCGCCTACGTTATAGCGAACAAACTCGTCGTCCTCGTACGCAAACTCCATACGAACAGTCGGCGGGTTAGCCATAACATTCATCGGACGGCCATCGACGTTTATGCGCGTAAACTTCGGCTTGTGTCGTACAATTCCCGCTTCTTGTTGCAACTCCTTAATCTTGGTATCACGTATCTGGTTGATCGCATCCATCTTGTCGTGAACGGCCTCAAGTAAAGGGTCAAGGTTAAGCAACTCTTTACCTTTTTTAACCAGCACAAAACGCTCGTCATCGTTGATAAACGGATTAGTGCGCTTAGGACCAAAACTAGGTGGGGCGATATAAATTAGACGGGCAGGCTCTGCTAGACAGGGGTCAATAACACTCTTTAAACGTGTCTTTGTTTTTGTGAGCTTCAACCTGTTATAAATGTCAGACTGTGAGTAGTTCAGCGACGTTAGCCACTCTTTTAACGCACGGGGCGACACTGAATTTTCAAGTAAAAAGTGTATGTGAACCGACACTTCATCTTGGTTCAGACCAAATGAGCTTGAGGCCATAGCTACGTAAGAAACGTCATGCAGCGCGGTAGGCAACATTTCTATCACCGACTCGGCAACCTGCTTAACATCTGACGAGCGGTAGCGGTCTTTCAGTTCACCTTCTAACTTCAAACCGTCAACGTCCAGCACCATAAACTCGGTGCGAGCGTCTTGGTCGGTCATGTTCCGACGCGATTCATGTGCTAAAGGGCGAATGAACAAACCTTTGTAAAGCGCACGACCATATCGGGCGTTCTCTAATAGCAACTCTCGGTAGCCTGCTAAGCCTTCTTCCTCTACGTTCAACTCTGCTTCGTACGACGTTAATTTTGCAGCAAGCGGGTACGAGCGTGAGCTACCATCCGCTAGGCCAATCGTTTTACGCATCGGGCCTATTTTGCTGTGCGCGGAAACAAAGTGTAGTTTCATTGTCTTTATGCCTCCCTTGGGTATTTTTCGAAATCGTCTGCACAATCTTTGTCACAGAACAACCGGTCAGGCTCATGCACCAGCGGTTCGTCACAGTTGTAACAGGCTTCTTTAGGTGTCAGGCGAGGGGTATTGACCTTCGCATTTGCAAGCTGAACAGCAAGCATTAACTCCTGCTGCTCAACTGATTTGTCTATGTAATCAGGCATCTCGTTAAAATTAATTATTAGTAAACAGGTTGCGAATTTTAACAGTGTTACTAATAATAATCAGCAATATAAAATCTATTTTTAGTAGCTACACTGCTAAAACTTTAACTCCGCTGCATTCTAATAGTTAGTCCAGCCGAGTCGTAATCCATTTACCTTCGTCTTGAATGGCGACTAGAGCGTAAGGATAGACAAAGGCTCGCTGCCCTGTACGTGGGTTTAGTATCATTAGAATAGGGGCTAGAGGCTCATCTTCTGGGTAGTGATACATACCATCGTCGTCAATTGTTGCTCGCGTCCCCCATTGGTGGCCGTAAACGTAGTTGTCATCTACGTTCTGCTTGAATGTACTGTGCTCATCACCATTACAAAGTAACTGCGGGATAAGGCCAGCGTACTCAACAAGGTCGGATGGCGTTAGTTTAGGGTCAAAACCTTCGTAAAGTGTCGGGTTCGTCACGCCAATGAAGGGTAAACCGTCTGCCGTTACACTCGTAAACTCTTGATGGTTATTCATAGCTACTCACCTAAGTCACATTTCGGGCAATCTAGCTCAGTAACGGCCAGCTCTGAACCGTCAGGCATTACTGACTTAGTTTGGCGGTAGCTAGGGCGTAGGAACTCGTTGCACTTCAAACAGCGGCGATTATTCGTCTCCTCTCGGTCGCCAGCACCCATAACAGGCGTTTCGTTGGCATACTCAATAAAAGGGTGGAACTCAGGCTCAACCTTATTCGCTACGTGCTTCTGCGCTTTACGTAGGTTAGGGAACACCATGACTTCGTTGTTGTCGTCTTTAAGCACTTTAGGCTCATCGTCAGGCAGCACTAGTAGCACTACCGTAGGTTTAGTTGTCGCAAAGTTATTTGGTTTAGCCATTGTTATGCCGCCTTCTTAATGTCTTTGATGAATTTGGTCGCCACTTTATTGCGCTTGCAGTAGTCCATAATGTGGTCTTTCGCTATTTGTGAATCTATTTCAGTAGGTGATGAGTTTTGAGCCATGGCCCAATTGATTTCACCTGTTTTCAACAGTACGCCTTGTCGTGTGATCCCACGCGCTTTATGGTGGAACTCAAGGACAGGTGTATCAGGCACACCGTTGTATTCATTGTCTTTGCTCACATACATGTGTGGGATCACGCGAATGCTATTGCCCGTTTCAGGGTCTTGGTAAAATGGCATAAAGCCCTCAGCTTTTAGCGTACGGCTCAGCTCAGTCGCTTTCTTCATTGCCTCAACTTTCTGCTTTCTAGCTGCTTCAACGTCAGCTTTAAGCTCAGCAATTTTCGCCTTCTGAGTCTTGTTCACTTTCTCAAGGCGTTTAGGGTCAAGACGCTGCAATAGTTTTAGCTCAGCACGTAACTGCTGAATCTCAGCGCGGTCTTTTTCTTTGTGCTCGATAGCTTTGTCGATCACTTCACTCTGCTTGTTAAGCAGTCGATTCTTTTCGTTAATGACAGCCTGCATGTCGTCAACCTGTGCCTGTAGCGCCTCAATGTGGTCAACCGCTTCGTTAAATTCGTCTACAGTTTTGTTGTGTGCTTCTGCAACAGCTACGATGTCCTCAAGTATCTTAGTTGCGCTGTCTGCTATGGCTTGTACTGTCATTTTCTGCCTCTCTGTTATCTGTTTGTGAAAAAAGGGGACAGGAAAATATCAAAACCCGTCCCCTTTGCTTTTGAACGTTCGTTACTTAGAATATTCTTTGGCGTAACCGCCTTCATTCGCTAGCGGTAGCCCGATAGCCCATTCAGGGGCTTTTGACATGTTGCGCTCCATGATTGCAAACGCTTCGTCCTCGCTGCCTTCCTTCAAAGCGGCAAGTAGCTCATCGTGAACGCTACCCATCACCCAGCCCAGATACTTCTCATCTAGCTCTCGGTCTACGTTCACAAGCTGCTCGGCCAGAATGTCACGTGCTGTCGCCTGTGCTATGTTCTCGATAAGCAGGCCGTGCCATAAGTATTTAGGAACAGGTTTGCCCCAGCGGTCGTACTTGTCAGAGTCAAACACCACCTTCATCGAAACACCTGACTGCGTTTCTTCGCCCTTATAACGTGCGTTGCTATACTGTAGAACGCGACCAGACGGCAGAACCACTTGGTCTTTTCGTGCAATGTATAAGTCGTTTGGCCCAAAGCGAAGCTCGCCACCGTTCACAATCACCGGCATGACCGTGTTCGCCAAGAAGTGCCACATCGCCTTAATCGCGTAGTGCTTAACGTCATACGCATTCTTTACGTTGCGACAAAACTCATCGTCTTTGAACATCGGTTCCATGCCAAGCGGACCACTTGCAAGGTACTGCTGGAAACCAAACCAACCCATTGAGAAGCCAAGGCCAAGTGCCGCAGCCTTACCCATTTGACGCTCGTCAGGGTGCGTTTTCTTCGTCACCTTGTAGCTGAATATGTCCGTCGCAATGTCACTGTATAGGTCGAAGTTCGGGTCATTACGGAAGTTTTCTAGCAAGTCCTCTTGGCCGCAGAACCACAAGTTCACACGTAACTCAATGTTCGATAAGTCACACACGCCAATCTGGTAGCCATCAGGCGCTAGCATCGACAAGCGGTGCTTACCACCACGAGTGTTATTCTGCTGGTTTAGCTTCTGCCCACCCGACCAACGACCTGTCTGTCCCGCACCGTAGTAATTAAGGAAAAACGGCATACATGCGTCAGTGAACCCATGCTTGCGGAAGGTGGATGACACGCTAATCATTCGCTCTGCACGGCTCTTGGCGATAGTCGACTTCATACGCTCACGTGCTTTGTACAGCAGCGCGTACTCTGGGTTGTCTATCTGTAGGCGAATGTACTCAGGGTCGCCTTTACCGAGGGCAGGGGTTAGCAGGCCTGTCGTCTTAGAAATCTTCTTAGGAACGCGAAGGCCAAAGTGTCTTAGTAGCTCCTCGTATTGCGGGTTCGAGCTGAACGTTTTAGGTGTAATACCCGATATGTCATGCTCGGCACAAAAACGAATAGCCTCAACAACCGCCTCACCATCTTTGATGTTTTCTTCCTCGATAACTTCCTCAAGCAAGTCGTGGCGAATATCAAACTGCGGTTCAATGTTCCCGCGTAAGGTGATGTGCATGGCGCGTAGCTCTGTGCTGTTCGCCAGACCGATACGCGGTATGTAAGCCAAGAACAAACGGCGCATTAGGTTAACGTCTTGGCGACAATACTTAGCCAGTGACGCGTGCTGTTCCTCGCTAATGTACTCGTACTTGATACCGTCAACGTCCGCTAAGTCGTTACCTTTACGAAGGGCAGGGTCATCAGGCCATTCGTCCTTTGCACACGCATTTAGACTGCTCGGTCTATGCGCCGCTAGGTACTTACGCATTAACATCGTGTCGAAGTAAAAATCGAACTTCAACCCATAGCGCCAGTTACAAATCGCACCGTCAAATACTGTGTTATGAGCGACAAGGCCGATACGTAAACCATCAGCGCGTGCGTCTTTCAACTTCTGCATCTGTGCATTGTAGAACGCACCGCCATGGCCGTACTCAATGTGATCGTCTAAGTCGATAACTAAGCCTAAACCAGTTTCATGAAAGCGTGGGTCGTAGATGTACTCAGGGTAGGTTAACGACTTTAAGCTGAACGACTTAGAACCATTGTTAGCCTTCGACTTGTAGAAGGTCTCCCAATCAAGGAACACGATTATGTCTAGGTCGAACGCCTTTTTAATGACGTTCAACGCTAGCTTATCGTCTTGGGTGAAGCAGCTCATGCCACTTCACCTTGTAGAATGCTGTCTAATGACTTGCCTTCTTTTTGCTCCTCGCAATACTCGTCAGGGATAATGTCAGCGAGCCCTGGTGTTTCTTCAACAGCTGTTCGTAGCGTTTTGTGGGTCTCAAGGTATTTAACCATCTTTAGCTCGATTTCTTCGGCTTGCTGCTTAACAAGGGCACTTTTAGGGAATAAACCCATGATGCGCTCCTCAAACATTGGCAGGTCGTTAAATAGCGTGTCGTTCACGTTGCCAATCTGGTAGCAGTAAGGGATTGGCTTCTCGCCACCAAAGTCCAAGTTCATAATGTCGGCTTTGTCAGCGCTTGTAACAGTGATGTGAGGGGCAACGGGCAGTGTGCCGTCCATAATGGTTGATACGTCCTCACCGTCAGCGCACAAGTTACCTATGCCATACATATCGAATAGGGCGGCATACACGTCACGGCCTAGTTCAGCCAGCTCTCGGTTAAGGCTTTCGATGCGTCCGCCTATCTGCGCGTTAACAACGGCAAGTGCTATCTTGCGACGGTTATAGGCGTTAAGGCGTAAGCCCAGCTTTAGTTTTTTCATGGTCAAATACCTGTGTTGGTTAGAGGGTGAGTAGTGTGTTATTCACTACTCGCTAAATTATTAGTGCTACTGTTAATTAAAGTGATTCTAAAACGCCAATGGCAGATTGAATGGCCTTTAGTTTGTCATGCGCCTTCAAGCGCTCGGCATGTGTTGAGTCTTGAGAGTCGCGAATATTGGCTAACTCTTCGGTTATCATTTCAAGCCCCAATGTCAGCCCATCAATACGTGCTTTGCGGTTGGCTTGGCGCTGCTGCTCTGATTCGTCCTCATCGTCAGTGATACAGTTCGATAGGGTGGTTACAAAGCGGTGAGTGACGTGCGATTGAGTGCGCTCGTTAAACATGGCGTAAAGGCTTTGGTCGTCAACATTGCTTTCGATGAAGTCAACAACGTACTCCATTTGGTTGTCGTCGCTCACATCACGTAAGATTTCGCTAATGTCGTTGCCATCTTCCACGGCATCTTGAACAATGCTTGAAAGGTCGATTGCCATTTCGAGGCGCTCTACGTCGTGTGACTCTAATGTGTAATTTGAAAATCGTGACATTTAAAATGCTCCCATATGTTGCTTTAATACTTGGTAGTCGTCGTAACTCATTTTTTTCCATAGCCCCATTTATCTTCCCATTCACTCTTACAGGGGGAGGCATCGTGCTCAAGAACGTAGGCTGCACGCCTTTTCGCTGCTTGTAGACTATCAGGCCAATTCATGCTGAATAGGAAGTCCCACTCTTCGCTCATGAGACTGTGCCCACACAGTTCTGTCGAGTATCCTGTAAAGTTAAAGTGATCTTCGCCCCAGTACTCATCGGGGAAACCGTCTATGTGTGCTAAGCGTCCCGCTATGCAAAATGTCGTCCCACATTCGTTGGCTCTGTGTCTTAAATCTTCTAGGCTTGAGTGGTTAGAGATATTTGAGAAGCAAACCATATCCACATCAAAAGGCTCAAGTTCAAGTATCCGATTCGCTGTATGCTGATATTTGCTTAACTGTGTCATGCTGCTTGCGCCATACGATGTTTAGTAACGAACAGTGACTTAGGACGTGTGCCACTGGCTATGTCTTTGTGGATTTGCATGTAATCCCACATACGGCCGCCTTTCTCAAAGCTGTGCGAACGCATACCGGTATAGTGCTCAATGTTCGCCGTGCGTAGATTGGCTTGGTCGATGCGATTGTGCGCCTTGTTGGTGTTACGTGCTAAAGCTCGCACTTGGCCTTGTAATTCGGTGATTGCTTCTTCTAATTTGGTTAATTGGTCTTTGTTTCCAAACATGACTGGTACTCCGTGTTTTGTACTCTAATGCAGAGGGCGAACAGCGTCTGTATCGCGCTTTGCTTTTTCAATTTCTGTTGCTAGCTGCTCGAATAGGGCGTGTAATGGGTGGTTCGCGTCAACCTTCTCGACGGTCACGCCCTCATCACTTTCTGGCTCGTCGCCAATATCCTTGTAGTCGTTCTCATAGTTGCGCAGCACAACCGCTTTGAAGCCTTCGTCATCTTCAATACGGTCTCTTAGCTGGCTGATAATGTTGATTGCTTCGTCAAATGCGCCCGAAATAGCGTCTTTTGCTTGCTCTGGCTTGAAGTCTTTGTAGGCTGGCGCTGTCTCCGCAACAAAGCTCGTTAGGGTCGATGCTAACACTTTCGCTCGGCGGTCCATTGTGTGCGCATCATCCATTAGTATTGTCGTGAGTGGTACATAAATCGGCATCTTCTCAAGCATTTTAGGGTCGCTTTCGTGCTTCTCCATCGCGTTCTTGATTTTCGCTATAGCTACAAGGTTCTCTATCATGTATTTCATTGGTTCGTCCTTTTGTTTTGCTCGTGTTTAAAGGGTGGTTATTAGTATTTAGTAGCAAATGCTAATGCACTGGTTAACAGTAATACTACTATAGCGACACACGACAAAACGGTGCGCGTAAGACGTTGCTCGTCGCGACGGTAGTATCTTGATTTCATTGTGACTCCGCTTAAAAAAGTGGCCGCATAATATAAACACTGCTAACGTATGTCAACAGTGTTACTGTTAAAAATAAAGTGACTTAAGCTGCTTGCAACTCGTTGGTATACAAGGGAACAGCTCTGTCTGGCGGTAAGAAATTGGGCAGGGGTTCTAAGCCCGATTTCGTGAACTCTACTAATACTGTACGCCCGACAAGCTCGCCTAAATCGGACAGGTCTCGGATGCCTAAAGCCCCAAGTAGCATGTCTAATTTCCTTTCCCACAAAGCTCTCGACTTAGGGGTCGTTGCTGCAGTAAGGTGAAAGTTACGGTAGTAGTACACACCAACTCGACGGCCATCGAATGACTCTATGACCTGCATGTTAATCGCTGGGTCGCCTGCGCCATTCAATGATGCACCCCTGATTTGGAACTTGTACTGACCAACATCAAAGTAGGGCTGTTGGTACTGTCTTGTTCGACGAAAGGCTGTTGTGCTCATGCCGCCTCCTCAAGTGCTACTGGCTCTGCAACAGACGGTGCACGTAAGGTACGGGCGAAGGTTAACAAGGCTTTCACTTCCTTGCGGTAGCTCTCGTCGGGGTGCTCGTCAACTAGCTCTTCCCATACGCTGTGTACTGCAATTTCTTCGTTCACTCGCAGCGTAGTCGGTGTTAACAGGGCAGTGATTGGGTCGCCGTTCGGTAACGCGCGGTCTAGCACGTAATAGTTGGCAGGTAGTCTCGCCGCTCGTAGGTCGACAGACTTCACATCGCATGGGTCAAACGTTGATGACTCAAGGTTCGCGCTGAACATACATGCGGCGTAAACGTTAACATTTGTTAGGTCTGAGTGACGGAAAGTGGCCGACTGCACTGAGGCAAAAGATAAGTCAGCCCCCTTAAAGTTACAGTTGATGAACGATGAGTCTTTGAGGCTGGCGAACGATAAGTCCATGCCCTCGAAGTTACAGTCAATGAACACTGCATTCGAATAGTCGTTGTCCGCTGTCTTACGTGTCGTGAAGTCTACGCCGTGCTCTACGCGTTGCATGTTAGTTTGTGTCTGTTCCATATCAGTCTCCTAAAAGTTATGGTTTTATGGTGTTTGCCCGTCAGTGGGCGTTAAAGAATAGAATTTAGTAGTTACTGGTCAGTTGTTGATCGCTGGCACGACCTGTGTTCGCGTTTTATACAAAGTGTCCAGCCTTCTGAAAGGGGTGTCCAAGTTTGAAAATAAAGGTGGACACTTATTTTTAATTTTGAGTGAGTGCTCATTAACCCCGCACCCCTTTAGGACGCATGTGTGAGAATATAGCACCGTCGCCCGACAGGGGTCTGTCCACCTTGTCCATGTTGTCCAACATTTGGATACCTAGCATTGAGAGAAAGTTTTTTGTTATTACTCTTTAATAAGTATTAATTAATAATAAATATATAATAAGAGGTACGGACAAAGTTGGACAACATGGACACTTTGGCCTAAAGCCTTTGCTGGTGCTGCTTTCGGGCGTCCAACCCCCTTGGACAGTGCTGAAAAAAGGTGGACAGGTGGCCTAAAAAGGTGGACACTTTTGCCAATCCCCAACCTCTGTCCACCATCCCCCAACAACCGCCAAAGAACGCTCATCCGTAGGTCACTCATTTGTCGTCAAAGGCTCATAATTATAAGTTTTGTGTCGTAAGTTGCTGATAACTAAGCGCTATCTGTCTCTCGCTTTCCAACTTTCGCCATCGCCTACCAATATACAGCACCCGACCGCGCCATCAGCTGTCTGCACTCCCTCGCAAATCGCACAGCCTGCTCCGCGTGATGCCTAGCCCTCGCCGGTAATCCCTCGTTCATCGCCCGTTGCCATGCCGCCCGTTGTTGCTCCGCCGCTAGCCTCGCCGTACCCGCTCGCTGTCTCATGTCCTGTGTACTCATGCCCATCAGTCTGTCTCCTATGCCGCACGTTGTAAGTTAATCTGCATGTGACGCTCAATCTCTTTCAATTGATACGTGATGTTCAATACCTGCTGCTTTAATCGCGCCGCAAGTCGAAGGTCTCCCAATTCACGCGCTAGGTCGGTCGCTAACTCATAGTCGCCAATCGCATGCCAGCTCAGCGCTATCCCGTCCAGTATCGAATAGCCACTCGCTAGCAGTCGTCTGTGTAAAGCGTTTATCGGTTGCATCGTGTTCTCCCGTCTGTAATGGTTGCTCTGTGTTATGGGCCAACCGCTCACCAGCAGTCGGTCTCTGTTAAGTGATGTGTGTTGGTCGGTGGTCGTTGCTCGTTGCTCGATGAGTGTTGAGCAGTGACCGTAGAGTAGTGACCGTAGAGTAGTGCGCGCCCCCCGTTGAATGGCCTCTGTCGTTCGGATACCTCTTAATTTCTGTCGTCTAAGACCCCCGTAAAAATAAATTCAGCATCGGAACCCGACTCCGGCTTATGTGCAGGATTAAGGGTGATTGCTTGGACTTTCGTGTCAGTCGTGGAATCTACCTTGACGCAGGACGCAGGACATGCGGAGCGAGGAACGAGCGTAGGAGCGTAGCGGGCTGTACTAGCGTACTAAGCGTTGAGGTTAAGTGGAACGTCTGTAAGCGAAATCTAAGCTCCCTTAATCCCAACATCAGCCCATTCTCCAAACAGAACGCAATTCAATCCTGTCCACATTGCGCTATCGAACTCTCCAAACCGTCTTATCCGTGGAATCTGATTGATGACCAACATCTGCTATTCGTCCTCTGCCATCCGACACTCGCCCTTTTTCCTTTGACGATCCTCACGTCCTCACTTCTCACGTCCTCACTGTTCACGTCCTCACACAAAAGGTCTAATCTCTTCACCTTCCTCACTTCTCACTATGTAGGGGATAACAGAACAACATACTTTGGGGCCATATGGCGCGGGTGGTGAGTGTTAGCAGGGCAGGTCACTAGGTAGGGGGTTAGAGGGAAAGGCTAGGCTTTAGAGGCTAAAGACCAGGGCTCACTGTCACACTAGCTATTAGTGTAAGTAGTCAGTGTGGCTTGTGCTCATCGCTAGACCTTTAGCACGGCGTGCTGCGTATGCACGGCTACGCGCTTCGTCAATAGCCGTCACTTTACCTTTGCCAGCACACTTGGCGCATGGAATGTCTTTGTTGTGCTTGTGGATACGGTACAGACCTGTTCCGTTACATGCTTTACAGTGAGTACCAGCTACAGACTCAACTATCGCCTCCACAGCATTTATCTCAGGGCTTTTCTCGGGTGTAGGTATACGTTTGCCTATCCATTGGTAATACTCCTCGCTGTAGGCGCGTATACGGATTTTTTCTATTTCCTCCTCCTCTGTTTCCACAGGTGCATCTAGGGCGTTAAGTGTTGCTTCATAGGCAGCAGCGCTACCGAATAAGTCGTCAGTGTCGAATAATGAATCAAGTGATAATGTGTTGGTTGACATAGATATTTACCTCTTTTATATTTCAGAAATGAGCAGGGTGTTCCCGCACCCTGCTCGTAGTTTCTTAGCTAAGTTATCTTAGAAAAGAAATTTGTTTGTGATAGCCTCTAGCTCTAACGGGCTAGTAGGCTTTTTATTGCGCATTGCTGTTGATTTCGTTAGCTTCTCAAGCTTCGCAGCTCTTGCAGCCAACTCGTCTTGGCGGTATTGGATTGCGCGTACTTTGCTTATCTCTTTAGCAGCCTCGGCCAGCTTCTTCTCGCTACCTTGTGTGAAATGAACACCCCAGAACTCAACACCGTCGTCAGTTGTGAATGACTCGATTGTTGTTGGGTTGCCCAGCAGTCGGTATGCGTCAGCTTGGAACTCAGCTTGCTTGCGTGGACTAACGCGTGTCCCTGTGTAGCCAGCCTTCTTAACCATCTGCGCCACTAGGAACTCGATAGGGTCGAAGGTCATGTATGATGAGTAGACGCGAACTGGCGTGTCTAGCTCTACAAGGTCTAGCAACTTGCGGAACTCTGCTGCGTAGTGCTCTAGGTAGGCGTGTACGATACGTGTCTCACGTAGTAGCTTATCAACCTCTGTAACTTCGTCGTCGCGAACTGCGTTAGACATTGCAGCGATTGTTAGCTCCTCGCTTGTGTTATCCATTTTGTGTATTTGGTCGAGTACGTATTGCTTTCTACCCTCAAGGCGTTCGATTTTGTTTGAGAAGTCGATGGCCTTGCGCATGCACTTGGTAGCGAATGGTATGCTCTTTTCTGGCATATCACCGATGTGTTCAACCACAAGCCCGTAGTTTTTATCCGCAATGGCTTTACCACGTAGTTGCTTCATGATTGCCCAAGCACCGTATTGAGCGCCTTGTGTCCACTCGTCAGGTGTTCTGTGTAGGCGATCATCAATCCACTCCTCTTTGCTCACGTCCTCGTACACAACCTTGCGTTCGCTATCCATCGCTTGTGTCACGTTAACCTTTTGCTTGCGTAGGTCGTGTTGCTGCATATCGTGTACTAGCTCATTCTCTGCCAGCCATTCTGCGGCCTCATCGTCCTCCTCGTAGAAGCCAAGGTCTGCAAGGTCGTTAAGCTCTCCATCTTCTAAGAAACCATCATCAAGGTCGTTGTTAACCTCGAACGTAGCCTCGATAGCGCGTTGGAATGGATGAAGCTCGAACACGTAGTCACCAAGCGTACTAAGCACTTGAGCATGTCCTTGATACTGTTTGAACAGCTCCTCAGCCCAATCAGCCACGCTGGTCACTGCGCTGCTCATCTTGCGTATTCTCTCGCTGTCTGCGTCCTTGATTGCCAGTGCCATTGACGTTGCGATAGTGTTGTCCGCTTGGCGCACCATCTTGTTTAACTCTGACTTGATAGCCCATGCGATACCACGTACCACATAGTTCGTACGGTGGCCGTATACCGTTGATAGCTCATCTATTGCTAGCACTGCTTGTTTCGTTAGCTCTGAGGTTGACATGCTTAGCGCTGCTTGGCCGTTAGCTGTGAAACCTTTAGTGTCTGCGTTAGAGATAAGTACGTTTTTCATAATGTTTACCTTTTATGTTGTTGGGACTCCTAAGTAGGTTCAATGTCCCGATTTATGAATGACTCGAATCAAACTCGATCCGAACCGACCGCGCCTTCTGAGAGAAAGCACATACATATGAACAACCAACCACAGACACAGAAAACGCGGCCTTCGACCTAGGACAAAAAACAAACAAGGGGGGAGGGGCTTCACAGGGGGATTTGCCCATATTTTTTTCTAAATTTTTTGCTGTAAAACTTAACAGTGTTACTATTAGGAAAAATAACAGTGAGGCTAATAATAATGAAAACAAATGCCCTTGTTGAATCGTTGCGTAACACCGCCGTAGAGCTTATGAACACGGCCAGTGAAATTGAAACCAAGTACGTGGTTACGCCACGAAGCAACCCCCAAGAATTTAAACTCGTTATCCCACTAGGCATGTTCGCTGGGACGGCGATTGACACGCTTAACTTGAAACATGCGCCTAACGTAGCGTACGTTGGCGAGTGCCGTATGGGTGGCGTTGACTACAGCTCAGTGCGCATCCTCGTACGTGAACCTTTCGATATTGATATTGCTCAGTGGGAACTTGTTGGTGACAACACGTTAGTTTGGAGTGAGTAAATGTCGGGGGAATATTCACTATCAACGCTTAGCGGGAGTTATGCGTCGCTTGGCATTGCCCGCCTAACAGCACAAGAAGAAACCTACGTTCAACGCCGCACTCAGGGGATCAATCCTTCTGCGGCGGCTCGTGCGGCGGGTTACAAGTACCCAGCAAGGGCGGTGGCTGAGTTATCTCAGCGTGAGGACATAAGTCTAGCAATCTCTTACATGCGCGAAATGCAAAGGCAAGTTGCAGTCCAAGCGGGGGCTATTGAGTTCACCAAGGACGACGCAACAGCCCTATATCTTGAGGCGCATGCCAAGTCAGCGACAGCGATGGAAGAAATACGTGCGGTGGATTCGCTCGTTAAGCTGCATGGCCTAGCAACACCTGAAAAAGTCGAAGTCAACATCACTAACCGTAGCCAGATGGAAACTATGGACGATGAGCAACTACTCAAAATGGCTGGACAAGATATTCAATTGTCACCTGATGAGTATAAGGTGGCGCACGATGAGGACTGAGCATTGCCATGAATGTTTACGCACTGTTCCTCACTTTGAAATGTATGACCAAAAACACTGCCTAAGTTGCGCAAAGCAGCTGGGAACGTTTGTGAGGCCATCTAACAAAGAGTCAGTACAACGAATCGAACATGAGTTCAAACGCGTCAGAGAGGAAGAAATAGAGGCGTTTAACGTAGAGCTTGAGGCTAGGAAAGAGCTTGCTGAACGTGAGCTGGTTCGTCGTCGTCTTTTACCCTTCATTAAGCGGCATAATGACGCTTACATGCCCGGCTGGGTTCATGCCGATATTTGTATGCGGCTTGAGAAATTCGCGCAGGACATTGAGAACGGCCTATCGCCACGGCTGATGATTACGATGCCACCGCGACACGGTAAGTCGGAAATAGGCTCTAAAACATTCCCTAGCTGGTACTTAGGCCGTAACCCTACGCATGAGGTTATCACCTGTTCGTACTCGGGCGACTTAGCAGAGGACTTTAGCCGTAAGTGTCGTGACCTACTGGACACCGACAAGTTCAAGGCGGCGTTCAAGACACGCCTATCGCCAGATACTAAGAGCGTTAAAAAGTGGATGACTACCGAGGGCGGTGGCTTCACTGCGGCGGGTGTAGGTGGTCCGATAACGGGTCGTGGTGCGCACTTAGGTATCATTGACGATCCCGTAAAAAACCGTGAAGAAGCTGAGTCGGAAGTTACCCGCCAAAAGGTAAAAGATTGGTACTCATCGGCATTCTACACGCGTCTTGCACCAGGGGGCGGTGTGCTGATAATTCAGACTCGCTGGCACGATGATGACCTTGCGGGTTGGCTATTAAACGTATTTGAGGAAGCGAAAAAAGAGGCGGAGGAGAAGGGCGAACCTATCCCAGAGGACGTAGACCAATGGGATTTGGTTGAGTACCCAGCTATCGCGACACAGGACGAAAAGTACCGTAAGAAGGGCGAGGCGCTACACGAGGAACGTTATCCGTTACCCGCGCTACGTCGTATAAAACGTGCCATGATACCGCGAGATTGGGAGGCGCTTTACCAGCAAAGGCCAGTGTCTGAGGACGGTGACTTTTTCACGCGTGATATGTTCCGCTACTACAAGATTGGCGAGCTACCACCGTTGGAGGACATGCGTCTGTATGCAGCGGCTGATTTGGCTATCTCTACAAAGCAAACGGCGGACTACAGTGTGTTTGTGGTAGTCGGTATCGACCGTAAGCAGAATATTTGGATTGTTGACCTGATACGTGGCCGATGGAACTCGTTGGGTATCATTGACCGCATGTTTGAGATTCAGACGAAGTATAACCCTGAGCTGTTTGGTATCGAGACAGGCCAGATTGAGCTAACGCTAGAGCCGTTCATTCAAAAGGCCGAGCAGGAACGTGGTATCTCACTTCGTTACGAGAAGCTTAGAACACGCGGCGCAGACAAAGGTACACGTGCTAGGCCGATACAGGGTCGTATGGAACAGGGCAAGGTTATTTTCCCTACCATAGAGTCGACACCGTGGATGAGTTCGCTACAGAACGAGCTACTTAAGTTCCCGTTAGGCGCTAATGATGACCAAGTGGATGCGTTGGCTTGGATTGGTCAAATGCTCATGCTATTTGGTATTCGTAACGAGAAGAAGCCCAAGCCTAAAAAGTCGTTTAAGGACAAATTGCGTAAGTTTGGTGGCGGCACTAGAGGCCGTCATAAAAGCGGTATGGCTGCTTAGCGTTTATTGAGAATTAACAGTGCTACTGTTATTATTGGCTAACAGTAAATAATAATAATAACAACAACAGGTCGTGAAACTTGGACGCTGAAACTATAAAACAGATAATCGCGTTAGGCTCGCTTTTTGTGGCCGTGATTGGCTTGTGGCATAAGCTAGTCATACTACCCATCAAAGAGGAGCTGAAACTCAACGCGACAAGTATCCGCACACTCGAAATTGACAGTGCGAAGCTGGATACAACGCTCACAGCGCTTACTAACGCAATTGACCGACTAACCGATAGGTTGGACCGTGAATGAGTAGAAATAAGAAAAGAGACCCGAGGGTTGTTGCTCGTGATAATCAGACCCGATTTGAGGAAGCGAACAACACCAAGCATAAGGACTTTATCAAACGCGCTGTGCGTAACAACAACTTTTACGCAGGTGATCAGTGGAACAAAGAGGATAAAGCCCGCCTAGACCGTGAAGGCCGACCAGCCTTGACGCTTAATATGATCTTATCAACGGTGAACGCCATCATAGGTGAGCAGCTTGAGCGTAAGGTTGAAGTTGTCTACCGACCGCGTGACTACGGCGATGAGGGCACTGCGTTCGCGCTTAATGCCATCACCCGCAGTATTCTTGCGGTAACGCACTTCGACGATACCGAAGAAGATGTGTTTGCTGATGGCCTAATCACAGGCCGTGGGTATTATGACGTTCGCATGAGCTTCGAGAAAAACCTACAAGGTGAGGTGACTATTACGTCGGAAGACCCGATTGACGTTGTTCCCGACGGTGAAGCGAAAAGCGCAGACCCGTCTACATGGAACGAGGTGTTTATCTCACGCTGGCTAACGCTTGACGAGATTGGCGCTACGTATGGCTGGGAGAAAGTCGAAGGCTTAGAGCGCCTAGTTGATAGTAGCAGCTACAACACGGACGATAACTTTGAATACTTTGAAGGTACGTTCGGTGGCACAAACCGCACAACTTCGATGGACGAGAAGGACAGCCGACAACTAAGACGTGTCCGCGTTATCGAGCGCCAGCACTTTGAGGTTGATGAGCAGTTCCATTTTGTCGATATGAAAACGGGCAATATGCGCCCAGTTCCTTTCGGCACTGACAAAGAGGAAATGGAGGCGTTCGCAGAGCAGTACGGCCTTGAGCTAATCAAACGCAAAGGTCGTCGAGTGCGAATGACTGTCACAGCGGACGACATTCTGCTGCATGATGATTGGTCAATCTACCGCTCGTTTACTATCGTGCCGTTCTTCCCGTACTTCCGCCGTGGTAATCCGTTCGGTCCAGTGGATAACCTAATCGACCCGCAGAACCTACTTAACAAGACCAGCTCGCAAGAGTTGCACATCGTTAACACAACAGCTAATAGCGGTTGGGTAGTGCAAGAGGACTCGCTGGTTGATATGGACGCGGAGGACTTGGAGGAACGCGGTGCTGAAACTGGCCTAGTGCTACAGTACAAACGTGGCTACGAGAAACCAGATAAGATTCAGCCTAACCAGATACCAACAGGTATCGACCGTATTTCGCAGAAGGCCGCTGCGACTATCCGTGAGATTTCGTCTGTTAACGCGTCAATGCTTGGTACGGCTCGCGCTGACCAATCAGGCCGTGCGCAGGAGGCCGCTGTGAGTCGTGGTCAAATCCAAGTGTCGGTGATCGTGAGTAACCTAAAACGCGCTCGTCGAATGGTTGGTCGTAAGGTACTTGAGCTGGTTCAAGACTTCTACAGTGAGACTCGCTACTTTAAAGTGACGGGTAGTAGTATTCTTCATGGCGAGGAGCGTACAGAGGAAGTCGGTATCAATATGCCAGACGAGGACGGAAACATAATCAATGACGTGACCGTTGGTGATTATGACGTTGAAGTGAGCTTTAGGCCTTCGGGCGGTACTATGGCCGACCAAGAGTTTGAGGAAGCACTGCGCTTACGTGAGATGGGTGTGGCTATCCCAGACCATGTGATCGTTCAGCACTCGAACCTTACCAAGCGTAGTGAAATCGCTGAGTTCCTTAAGGAGAGTCAAGGCTTTGGTGAGCCTAGCGAAGAACAAGCGGCGCTTGAACAAATGCAGGTTCAACACCAAATCAACATGCTGCGCAAAGAGCTTGAAAAAGTGGATGCAGACATTGATGTGGCACTTGCGACTGCTAAAGAGAAAATGGCTAAGGCCGACTCATTAAGTGGCTTCAATCAAGCTCAAATGGAACTACGTCGACTTGAACAAGAGCGCGTAGCTAAAGAGCAAGAGCTATCACTTCGTATCGCTTTGGCGGCTAGAGGCCATCAGAACCAGAACGCTATGAATGATAAGCGTATTTCTAGCCAAATCGCTATGAAATCTATGGATATGGCGTATAATGCGTCGAATAAAGTTAACAGTAACACTAATAAAAACAATAACAGAGGTGACTAATAATGGCTGCAAACCGTAACCTTGATGGACTTAACGCAACATCGGCAATCTTTGATGATTACACGCCACCTACGCCAGAGGAGCGTGGTGACTTCGTGGAGGACGATGAAGCCCCTGCGGACGATGTTGTTGATGAGCTTGAGGACGAGCACGAAGAAGCAGATGAACTCGAAGAAGAAGCAGATGAAGAAGATGACGGCGAGTCAGAAGAAGATGAGTCTGAGTCTGAGGGTGAGGACGATGTGGATGGTGATGAAGGTGAGGAGGACGAGCCTGCTGAAAAACCTTCTAAGGTCGCTAAAGGCCGACGTGTCCCGCTCGAACGACTGAACAAGGAAATCGAGAAACGTCGTAACCTTGAGTCTGTTGTGCAAAACCTACGTACGGAAATCGACGCTTTGAAGGGGGCTGGTAGCCAAGAACCGCAGGGCGAGCAGCAAACCGACCCCGTAGGCTTCACCCGCGAAGAGTTTGAGGGTATGCAGGAGGCTATGCTTGATGGCGAGACGGATAAGGCTTTTGAGCTATTTGGCAAAATGATGGCTAGCCAAACTAAAGCGGTACAGGCTAAAGCTGAGCAAGAAGTGTCAGAACGTGTGCGCAATGAGCTTAACCAAGACCGTGCAATGTCTGAGCTGCAACAAACGGCACAGTCACTAGCTGAAAAGTACCCAGAGCTTGATAGTGCTGGCGACGAGGCGGACGAAGGTCTAATCGAAGAGGTTGTCGAAATGCGTGACCTGTATGTTGAGCGTGGCCTTACGCCAGCCGAAGCCCTTAAGAAGTCGGTTCGCTTAGTTGCCCTTGAAAATGATTTAGTTGACCGTACAGCTAAACCTAAGGCGGATATGGCTAAGCCTACCAAGAAAACCAATACCAAGGCTAAGCTAGCTGCGGCTAAGAAAGAGCGTGGCAAGTTGTCGGGTACAGGTGGCGGCAATAGCCGACCTGATATTGATATCTCACGTATGTCAGATGACGAGTTTGCTGGTCTAAGTGCTGAGGCCAAAGCGCGTGCAAGAGGGGATTATATTGATTAAAAAACAGCCGGAGAAAGTTAGGCTATATAAAATTTAGCATTTAAATTAAATAAGCCGACATTATATGTCGGTTTTTTTTCTTCTTTTCGTACGTACTTTGCTTGAAAACATTGTACTTTTATTTCTATGTTATTGTTATATAAGAGTTTTAAAATGGCTAAGTAATTAGTATGGATGATCAATTGGAAAATAATGTACGATTTGCGCTTAAGGTATGTTAAGTAGTACTATAGAGCTACTGTTCGGGGAAACAGTTAAAAAAAGCCCAAACTGAAAAGCAGTAGTGAGCTTAATTACTTTTAAAGGCTGTAGGAAGCCTTTAGTATCGTTGACATGTTCGTCACTTTCATGCGCATGTTAAACGGTACCCACATTAAATGCAATACATATTTGTTATTATGTAAAGGGAATGCACTACTAAGTAAAGCAAACCTTTGATCATTTTAAGCAAATTTTTATTTTATGTACTGATAAGTATTTAGCCTAACTACAGATTGTAAACATTTAATAGCTCTTAAGGAGTTTGAATTTTGAAGGCATTAACTTTGTCGTATCTGTATATGAGCGTTGAGTATGTGTACGCAAACCCAACTTTTTTTAATTTCGCTGCAGCTTGTGTGGTATCGTCAGTAGTTGCACTTTGGGTAGTGTTAGATCATAGGCGCAAGTCTAAGAGCTAGAGCCCCCATCAAAGGTCGGTTTGATAGCCGGCCCTTTTTTTTTTGCCTTTAATTATAAGCAATACTGTTGAAAAGTTAATTAGTAAAAGATATAATTACTGTTATCCAAGGTGATACCTTGTCAATCAATCCTGCCCCACAGCTCAGTTATGCCGTGCATTCATTTCGATAGACCCACGTTACGGGACGACTCAAAACATTTGGATTTAATAAGTCCACTGTTAGTCGTTTCGCGACAAAGCCAACGGCTCAGGGACTAACGAAGGGTATGCTTTAGATGGCAAAGACTAATTTCTCAGCGTTAGACGACGACGCTAAAAAAGTATGGTCACGTGATACGTGGCACCAAGCACGCGAAAAAATGTTCGTGTCAAAGTTCATGGGCTCAGGCCAGAACGCAATGATCCAACGCATTACCGAGCTAACTAAGTCAGAGCGCGGTACAGAAGCGATTGTGACATTAGTACCGGATATGCACGGTGACGGTATCGTTGGTGACAACGAATTAACGGGTAACGAGGCAACGCTAACAGCTCACCAAGATAAGGTTGAGGTTGACCAACTTCGTAACGCGGTTAAAAACACTGGTAAATTAAACGATCAAAAAACAGTTGTTAACTTCCGTGAACAAGCTCGTGATCAGCTAGCTTACTGGCTATCAGACCGTATGGACCAAATGACGTTCCTACAATTAGCTGGTCTTGATTTCGCGCAAACTAACGACGGTCGAGTACGTCCTGGTCAGGGCGCGAATGATGACAACCTTTCAGACTTAGCGTTCAACACTGCAGGTGGTTTAGCACCAACTTCTGAGCGTCATTTAATGTGCCTTAAAGGCGGCAAAGTAGTTGATGCAGATACTACTGCGATCACCGCTGACGACAAGCTGGGCTACGACCACATTGTACGTTTACAAGCTATTGCTAAGACTCGCTACATTCGTGGTATCCGTGGTAACGGCGGTTCAGAGGTGTACCACCTGTTCCTACACCCAATGGCGTTAGCGACATTGAAGCTAGACCCAGACTTCAAAGAAAACGCGCGTCATGCTGGTGTTCGTGGCGATAGCAACACGCTATTTGCTGGCGGTGAGTCATACATTGTTGATGGCCTGCACATTCATGAGTTCCGCCATGTACCGACTACTTTAGGTGCAGCTAGCGGCTCTAAATGGGGTGCTGATGGCAGCGTAGACGGTTGTATGGGTCTGTTATGTGGTGCGCAAGCATTAGGCTTCATTGACCTAGATACTCCGTCTTGGGATGAGCGTGATCACTTCGACTACGGCAACAACTACGGTATTGCTTACGGCAAAATCTTCGGTATGAAGAAGATGCAGTTTAAGGACGCTAAGAAGTCTTTAGACCGAAATGTTAAGCAAGACTACGGTGTTTTACGTATCGACTTCGCTATCTAAGTTAGGCCAAGGGAGTGAGTCGACCACTCCCTTACATATGCAAGAGAATTACAAATGAAAGTTAAAAATTTTACACGCCAAACAATCCGAGTAACCGCCCCAATCGGTGGTCATGTATTACTTGTTCGTTCGGGTGAAACTCGTGATGTTCCAGCGCACCTCGAAGATGCGGCTATTCGTGCTGGCCTAGTCCCATTAGAAGATATTGAGCTGCAAACAGAGCGCGAGGCAGCGATTCTAGCGGAAGAAAAAGCTAAAGCTGAGGCACAAGCCAAAGAAGAAGCGAAAGCTGCTGAGGATCAAGCTGCGGCGCTAGAAGAGGCGGCTCGTAAGGCAAAAGTAAGTGAAGCTGCTAAGAAAGCGGCGGCAACACGCGCAGCAAACAAAGCGGCTGGTAAGTAATAGAGGCATATTGTCATGTTAACCGTAGGAACAATACTAACAAATCGCGTCCGTGTCCTTCTACGAGACATTGACGAAGGCGGCGTACAGTGGCGTGACCCAGAGTTGATCCAATGGTTCAACGAGGCATGTGCAGAGGTCGCAAGAGTTCGCCCAGAGGCTTGCAGTACTACTGGTCCGTTTCAGTTACAGGCTGGCTCAAAGCAGAGTGTAGCTACGTTGGGCGCGTCACGCGTGCTTGAAGTTATCTGCAACATGAAAAATGGCGAAGAGGGTCGCGCTGTTCGTCACGTTGAGCGCTCAACGCTGGATAACGAAGACCCTAATTGGATGGCGGGGAGCAAGACTGACACCGTATTTCGCTACAGTGTGAGCTTAACTGACCCACGTTCGTTCTACGTTTATCCACCGGCTGACGGCACAGGTAGCTTGTTGATGGTTACGGGTACTACGCCAGATGAGGTTGAGTCACTAACCGACGCGTTTCCGCTACCGTCGATGTATGCGGCTTGTGTGGCTAACTACATTCTGCATCGTGCATTTGCGAAGTTTACCGAGTCAGAGTCTATGCAGGCTCGCGCACAAAACTACTACAACGTATTTATGGCGCAGATTGGGGACACGCAAACGAGCATGGAGAGCGACAACGCCAAAACCCGTGACCCAATAGGTGCGTAGCATGGCGAACGTTCAAGAATGGGTTGATAGCATCAGAATGGACGTGCCTGAGCCACTGGATACAACGGTGGCTCGCCAAGTTAGGTACGCTATTCAAGAGTTTTTCAGAGCGTCCGAGGCATGGCTACACACAGAGCGCATCGAGCTTGTAGAGGACAATGCGCCGCTTGAGAACATGCCTGATGAAACGTATGTCGCTGCTACCAAATACGCCTACTTCGAGCCAGAGGACAGAGATGGGCGCTACAAGCTTGTGAGTGAGCTACCCCATCGGTTAATCCCCGCAACGCGCGTAGGGTGCTTTGCGCACAGTGGCAATAGAATCCTTTTAGACGCTTTTGAGAAGGGTACGCTTGAGGTGTTGGTTGTTGTGCAGCCCAACCGAAATATCGAGAGCGTACCTGACTCGCTAGGTGATAAATGGTTCGACGTTATCCGACGTGGAGCTGTTGCCCGTCTGCTGTCTATGCCCGAAAAGGAGTGGTCAAACCCACGTGCGGCGGCTACCTATGAAGCGCACTTCCGCGAAGGTATCGCAAAAGCCAAGCGTGAGGCGAGAGACGACCGCAGTAGGCCAAAGCGTTCTGTTAGGTTCAATAAGGGTTTCGCATGGTAACTGACCCATTTGCAGTAGATGATATTGAAATGGTGTTCCCAGTGATAGAGCCTTATATCGAACGGCTCTATCGTTGTTTTGGCGGATACCCTGTGGAGGAGATTAAACGCCTTCTGACTATTCGAGCTGCAACGCTTCATCTAGTCGGTGATAACGCGTTTTTTATTGCACAGTGGATTGACGACAAGGCGCATGTATTGTGTGCTGCAGCAATGAACGGCCACGCTGGTAATTGGCCTGAAATAATGGCGAGTGTGTCCGCCTACCTTAAAAAGCTGGGGTGTAAGAAGTTCACCTTTACAAGCCCACGTAAAGGGTGGTCAAAGGTAGCGGAGCAGGTTGGTTTTAGTGTTGAATCTATAACGTATGTGAAGGAGCTTTAATGTCTAGTCCTGATAAACCTAAAACGTCTGAGGGTGAAAAACTACAGGTCGAGCTTGCGTCAAAAATGTTTGATGAGGGCTCAAAAGTAAAAGAGGCAACGCGTGACTCGTTCATGGCCTCAAATAGACGTGACAACCGTTCACAGCTTATGGCTCGTGTCGGTGCAGAGTCCGCGAAAGTGAGTAAAGAGCGATTGCAAGAGTCGCGTCGCCAAGGGTCATACAAGACTGTAGATGGCGGTGTTGATGTTAAGTCAGCTGGCATTGCGGCGACGGGTAAGGGTGGCCGTTCTTATGATACAGAGGGCGATATTGTCCGTCGTGATACGTCAAGCACAGAACGTGTGGCTCGTAGCATGGGCGCAGAAGGCCAACAACGTTCAATGAGCGACTTTGTTGAGGACAACAAGAAAAAACAGGCAGTCTTTGATTTGATAGGCGCGGGTGTGAGCGCATACGCGTATGGCAAAGACTCGGGCAAGAGTGGTAAAGGTGACACGGGTAAAACGTCGGGAAATGATGCTAACGCAAGTGTCGCGGATATTTTAGGAGCGCTTAACTAATGGCTACGACTACCAGCGAAACTAGCTCAAGCAATAAGCTATCTACGTCGCTACCTTGGAACATGGGGAGCATATCTCAGTCGTCTACCGCGTCGGTTGTCAATAAGTTGCTCAATAAGGCACAGGCACAGGCTTCTTCTGAACTCGATTATGAGGCAGAGCTTGAGCGCATGTACCAGAACCAAATCACTGACTACGAGCAGAACACTCTTCCGATCATTAATGACTTGCTGGAGGAATCTGAAAGCACGTCGATCGTTGATCGGTCTAGGCAGCTAAGCAGTGGCCTTAATGCCAAAACGTCTGAGGTGGCTAACCGTCAACTAGGGTACAGCATGGGTGGTCAGTTGGCCTCGCAGCAGAACGCGCTGGCACGTAGCCAAAACAGAACAGTAGCGGCCTCCCGCTCAGCTACTATGACTCAGGCTTACGAAGATCAACGTGTTAAACAACAAGCGGCACGTACGCAACTTATGTCTATCAGTGAGCAGTTACAGTCATCTGGTACGGCTTCAATGTCGCAAGCGTACCAAGCTAAAGAGCAGCGTGATGCGGCCTACAAAGCGGCTAAAGGTGGCTTCATGTCACAAGTTGGTGCCGTGGCCGGTGGTGTAATTGGCGGGGTATTTGGTGGCCCAGCGGGTGCGGCTGCGGGTGCGTCAATTGGTAGCGCAGCAGGCGGAATGATAGGAGGTTAAAATGGCAGGTTATGGAATGCGTGATGGTTCGGCTATTATTAATGCGATAGGCCAGTATGCACAATATGCGGAAAGACGCGAAGAACGTGAGTACCAGCGTGAGCGACAAGAACGCTTAGACGCAGAGAACATGCGACGCCAGCGACTAGCTGATGAGCGCAGTAGTGCCTTGTTTGAGCGCCAGATGAGCGAGTACGACCACAAAGAGGCTGAGCGCCAAAGAATAGCTGATGAGCGCCAGCGATTAAGGGACGCACGACAAGGCTATGTTGATGATGTTACGGCTTCAATTGACGAGCAGGAACGGGCGGAGCTAAACAGGTTTAATCGTGCGTTAACGCGCGATGGCGGCGACATAGAAGTAGCCAGCAATGGTGATGGTACGGTGTCGTTTGGTGTGCTTAAGTCTAACGGCGAACGAGCGCCATTAACCGTAAACCCAAACGACAACACGAGTACGCCTTTGCGAGCCAAGGAGGAAGATCTAAGTCGCCTACAGGCTCACGCTGCTAAAAGCATTGAGGTCGCGGAACAAAACGGCATAGCCCCTGAGCACCATGCAGCTTATGTACGCGCGAGTTTTACTGCAGACGAGAACGGTGTTGTGCGCGAGGCTTCACGCGATGAGTTCAAAGAAAACCTCAAGCAGCAAAGTTTGCTAAATGTTGCGCAGGATAAGCAGGTTTCACCGAATGAGGATGTTCCTACTGAAGAAAACCTCAATCGTTCAGCTGCGAGGCAAGAGGCCGCGAATGAGGCTAAGCGGGAGGGCACTCGTCGTTTAGCTGGTGTTAGTGGCCGTGTTGCTGCGCTGGAAAAAGCTTTCGGTAAAAAGGCGCACGGTGACTCTGCAAGGGTGTCGTTTAAGGGTGATGTTGCGAAAGTTACGCCGAGCAATAAGGTTAGCACTCCCGAGGGAGCTGAGGACTTAGCCAAGACTAAGGAAGCGATTGACCAATCGGGTGAAGCACCACCAAAGGTGAATCGCGCCCTAGAGCCAATTGCACAAGTTGAGGACGTTGAGCAGAAGATGCAGGCCATTAAGGACAAGTATGCGGCTAAGCGCAAGCGCGCAGCTGTTGTTGGCGAGCTGTATCTAACGGGTAATATCAACGAAAAGCAAATGCGTAACTACATGGATACGGGCGATATGCGTTTCAGTACGCATGATATTGAGAAGCACAGAGCCGATATTTATGAGGTGCAGGCGAACGCTAACGCTAAGGTAATTAAGGCGCGTAAAGAGCTGCTTAACGCTCAAGTGGTGGCGGCAAAAGCTACAACCACCAATGTAGAGTCACAGCAAAAAGCGCTTAAAGACACACGTAAGTACCTCGGTGATGTTGGCGCGTCGGTCGCTGGTTATATTGGTAGCATTCGAGGCTTTAAACCTGCGCAAATCAAAGGGCTTGAGTCACAAATTAATATCCTTGCTGACCGCTTTATGGCTAATGGCCGCTACAGTGTTGAGGCTATGAGTACGCCAGAATTTGCCGCAATGTGGTCGCATGGTATTGAGTCTTATCTTCGTGCTGAGTCAAATGCTGAGTTAACGGTGATGAGTGTTACGCCTTACATAACAGCGGTTGAGGCTAAGTATAAGCCCGAAACGGCTAATACAATCAAAGCTGTTAGCGCGTACTCAGGACTTGGCGTTAGTGAAGTCAGAGACGTTTATAACGACAGGTACAACGAGGATCGTGCGGAGTTCGAGCAAAAGGGCGGCCAGTGGAATGAAGCAGCCCAACGCGATTTCGACGAGCTATTTAAGGAAACGTACCTTTATAAAAATTAGTAGCACTACTAAAAAACATAGTAGTAATAATGTTAAAATCCCTATCACTTAATTGTGTTAGGGATTTTTTTATAAGTATGAGTGATTTCATAGATGAGTTGATCCGAAGGGGCGAGCGTAGAGGAGACTTTGCCAAGAACAAACCAGAGGACGCGATTGATGATGTTGAGCTACGGGATGGCGATAGTGGCGGTATTGGTGAGCCAAAAGATGCGCGTTTCGAGGGCTTTAACACTGTGGAAAAGCCGCATGATTGGCGTAATGACGACCACCCAAACGCAAGTGACGCGCAGGCCGTAACGCAGGGTGTGCTTGATGAAGGTGGCTACGTTTTAAAAGGCAATGAACGAGGTCGGTACAAGCGCCCACTGTCACGTATGTATGATAAGAATGGCAATGACATTGCGTCGCGTATGGTTGAGTCGGGTGCGGCTGCACCAGATAGAAGTGTCGACGCCACGCAGGCTGAAATGCTTGGCATTGCCCGTCGAGCGTTGGGCTATGCTCCGTCAAGTGACGAGAAGATGAACGCAGTAGGCCAGAAAATCCGTGAGAGCAACGATGAGTTCAGGCCGTGGGAAAATGCGGTTTTAGAGTCTAAAGTGTACGACCGACGCTCAACGTTTGAACGTGCATTTGATCGTGGTACTGATGAAACAAAAGCAGCGCTAGGTGGCGCGCTTAACTATATCGGTGAAATGGTCGGCAATGAGGAATGGGCTGCCGAGGGTCGGGAGATTGCGCGTAGGCACGGTGTTGATGCGGCTCTTAACAAGCGTAAATTCGAGTCTGTAGACAAGGTTGAGGGCTTTAGTGATGCTTTAGACTATGTGGTCGAAACTCTAGGCGAGGCCGCCCCTGGTCTTATAGTCGATGCGTTAGCTACTGCTGGTACTGTGGCAGTCGGTGCAGTGACAGGTGGTGCAGGTGCTGCTGCGGGTGTCGGGCTAATGGGGGCTATGCGAGCTACCGCTGGTCGAGCGCTCACGAAAGGTGCGAAAGCTGGCCTATACGCTGGCCCCGCGTTATCTGGGTTCGTACAGTCTGCGGGTGCTATGGAGAACCGTTTGGACAGCACAGGTGAGGGTGAGCACACAGAGGCCGCGACGCTATCGGGTGCTGCTGGCGCTGCGCTAAATGCACTGCCTTTCGTTGCTGTGCTTGGTAAATCGCTCAAAGCTACTGGCCTGTCTGATGAGGCTGCAAAACCAGTGATGGATGCGCTATCGAAGCCGTCTGTTGCTAAGCGTTTAAAAGATGTTTTAGGCACTACGGCAATCGGTGCTGCGGCAGAGGGCGTTACTGAAACGGCGCAAGTTATAACTGATGAGATTATCGCCACAGAGGTAGGCGATGATGAGTGGAGACTAGAAACGCGCGACGCTGTTGAAGCGGGTATCCGAGCTGTTATCGGCGGTGGTGGTATAGGTGGTATCGCATCTACAGCGGGTAATGCTGTTGGCTTCATGCGCGAGTACAACCAAGCTCGTCAGGGAGCAGATGCAGAGGACGAACAAGTAAATGCTGATGGCTGGAGGGCTGACACTGTTGAGGAAGTAGAGGACGACGGCGTTCCATTTTCGAGTGACGACTCGCTGGAGCAGAGTGTTGAGCGCGCAGCTAAAAAACGCCCTAAAAGCAAACCGAACGCCAAGGTAGAAACAGATGATACGGGAGTCGTAGGCCAAGGCCAATTTGATTCGCTAACTGCCCGTGATGTGCCAAACCTAAGCAGTGACCGCTACGATGAGCTACGCGAAATACTTGAACCAAAAGGTAAGCCGCTTAATGAGTCTCAGGTAGGAGCGCTTATTGATAACGGCACACTAACAAATGAGGAACTAGCGCGCTACGCCGCTGATAGTCACTATGGCGCAAGCACTCCGCTAAGTGGCGGGTATGACAAGGCTCGTGGTGATGAGGCACTTGCCCGTGTCTTTAAGCAAGTAGTTCGTCTGTCTCGTGATGGTAAACTCAAGCTGACAGAGCAAGAACGCAACCGTTTAACCGAGGCTGAGGAAGAAAGCACGGATACCGCGTTAAGAGCGGCGTTAGGGTCTATCAACCCAGAGTTCAATAACATTGTGTATCGCAATGCTAACCAATTCGATGGTCGCGCTATGTTTCGTGACTACAGCAAAATCAAACGCGACCGAATAAAGAACCGTGAACGTATCAAGAAAGAAGCGCAAGTCGAGAAGTCAATTGAGAACGCGCCGACTGTTAAGATCCCAGAAGGTGAAGCGCCTAAAGAAAAGCCAAAAGGTGTCGTAAAAAGCCCCCCAGATTGGATCAAAGAAGGTCGCAAGCCAAGCAAAGAAGAAATCGATGAAGCGATGGCTATGCTGGATAACGCGAAGGACAAGCTTAAAGTCCGCATCAGAAGTGTTATTCAGGGCAAAGGCAAGAATACACAGGCCGCTAGAGATATATTCGCTGTCGAGGTGGCTAAGAATGCAAAACAACTAGCCGAGGTAGGCCAACACTATGACTTCGAGTCGTCAGGTTCGCTTGAGGCCGACAAGCTTTCTCTGCTGAACAAGATTGTTGATAGCAGCATTGAAGGTACTAAGCCAGATAAACCCAAGGCGAAGAAGAAAGCGCAGAAGCCGACCACCACTGAGGGCAAGGTTGAGTATCTTAAGCAAGAGCTTGGAACACGTACGGCCAGTGATGGTGATATGGGTAAATTGCTGGAATCGCATGACCAGTACCGCAAGTTCGTTAAAGATGGTGACGCGGTTGATCCGTCTAAATTGTCCAATACTGCGCGAAACACGTTAAAACAGCGCGCTAAGTTCGCTGATAATAAAGATATAGTTAAGCAAATCGATGAGCTACAGGCGCGTGTTGATAAGTTCGAGTTCATTCAGTCGTTCCGCAAGGCGGTGGATTCTATGTACGAGGAGACTGCAGCAACGAAGTCTCAACGTGAAATGGGTGAGCGTACAGACCAGCAAGTCGCGTACAGTGAGCGTGATGAGAACGGCGATGAGCGAAACGTTGGTGATGTTCAGAGTGTTGTGGACACCGGCGATAATGACCTAGAGGTTGCGGCCAACTACACCCGCAGAACGCAAATGGCCGGGCGCGTCTATAAAGAGCTAAAGAAAATCAAGGGTATGAATAACGCGGCTCTTGTTAAGTTCATGCGCGAAACTGTAAAACCTACAGAGCGCGAAGCAGCCCTTGGGGACCGCCTGCCTAAGCGAACCCGCAAGCGCAAGGCTATTGATAACCAGAAAACGACCAAGGACAACCAGTTTGACCAGTTCGATACGAGCAAACCATTGTTCACCTATGGCGACCAAGAAAAACGCCCAGATACTCGCCACTTATCGAAAGGCACGGTTAACCGACTCAAAGAGCACTTGGAGAACGATGATTTAGAAGCGTTTGGCAAGCTGTTAGAAAAGACGGGGATTATGCCCAAAGAGGCGACAATTGGTGAAGTGAAAATGACACCTAGTGAGCGCCTAGCTTCGGCGGCGCGTAATTCGTTCGCGAACAACAAGCTATACAGGTCAGCTCGCGCACGTTCAGGTGAGAAGCGAAGTGATCGCGGCCTTGTGGTACGTGACAATGAATCGGGTAAACCACTTAATGTTGACTTGGACGCTGTTACTCGATGGGCATTGCGTGAGGACAAAATTGACCTTAATGACGGCGACATAAATCTCAACGAAGAGCTTGCTACTGCGGTGCTAAGTGGTATTTCAGCGTTGGCCGATCTGCGGCTTGATGATGGCCGCCCAATGTTTAGCTTTAACCTAGATACTATTCGCGATAGCGCTGTAGTGTACCGTGTTGATGGCGATAAACTGGCATCTGTGACTATGGGGTCTATCCGCAATGGCCTTAACTACAAAGGCAAAAAGCGCAGTACGAAAGTTGATGTTGTCCAGCCTAAGCATGTGGACAGAGATAAGCGCTCTCTGATGCGTAGAATAGGCATTAAGCTGTCAGATAAGCCAGAATTCAGTACGATCATTGCAGCTGCTGAGAACGCCGTAGCGGTGGGTGATTTACGGCCTAAAGAGCTGGTTTCTCTTACTTCGTCGATTGAGCACAACTTGAGGTCGAGCCGAACGCTGTCGGACTTAATGCCAGAAGATATAGGCAACGTGTACCGTGATGAAGTGTCCTATGACGATATTGCTTCATTGGTCTCAAAGGCTGTGAACGAGGATAAAATCACTGAGGAACGCGGCGATGAGATACTACTCGATGCCAAAAATAGAGTGTTTGATAAGGACTTTGAGCAAGCGGCCAAAGAAGGTGGGGAGCTAACTATCGACACGGCGCGTGTTGATGATGAGATAGCGAACCGCGATGAAGTCTCTACGGCGAACAGTACGCGAGGCGTGTTACGTAAGACCAAGCGCAAGGACAAAAGTGGTGGCGGAGCGCAAACGGCTATTAGAAGGTCACTTGAACAAAGTGTAGAGTCGGCAAAAGCAGATTACCAACTTGCCGTAAGGAGGCCTGATAGAGTTTCAGCAGACGGTGTTGATGTTAAGGCGAAACTAGTAGCGGAGGCCAAACGTAAATTAGAGGTGGCTGAGTTAGCGCTTAAAAGCTACAAGGATACAGAAGTTGGAAAAGGCACGGACTTGAGCAAAGGCCGCAAAATTCAGCTAAACCGCAAGCTAAAGAAAGTGGTTAAGCGCAACCGTGGCCTAGCTAGAAAGTCTATGTTCCGTTTCTTTGAAATGACGCGCACACGTCTAGCTCGCATTCACCCAGATGCTGCGGCGAGGGCGGACAGGTTCACTGCACTACAACGAAACGCTACGGAGTATTTCGCGTCACGTATTGGCAAGGAGGTAGGAGACAATAAGGCGATTCAGAAGGGCTACGAGGACTCTATTAACAAGGTTAAAAGTCCCGAGCGTGAGAAGTACGAGGCTTTCATAGCACAGCTAAATGCGTACGTTAGAAAACATGATAAAAACTTCAAGCCTGTAGCATCTAAGGTCCACCTAGACTTGCATGCTGTTGAACGAAACAGAGCAGGTTTCTTGTCCATACTTCGTGAGGCGGGAGTTAAGAACCCAGAGGCCACGCTTGACTCAATACTGGATGGTCGAGGATACCCAGAGTACGCAATTAGGCCGGAGCTTAGCAATCAACCAAGGTCGGGGCGTAGGGTGCTAGAGCCACTTTACGAGAAGCTAAAGGAAGGTGGCTACGTGGATACAGACGCACCGAGACACTTACTCCGCCTTGTTAACTCGTCAACTAGCTGGGCTGCATGGAATGAGACGCATGGCGGCGTTAAAAACGGTAAGTGGGATTCTAATGCAGAGTTCAATCGCATACAGAGCGAGGTGCATACGGGCAATCGTCAGGAGTTCGCTAAGTTGTATCAGGGCGTTACGGGGCGTTTAGGCATGAACATGTCGCCTATACTACGTAACCTTAACTCTGCTGCTTTAGCTTTTCAGTCGGCTACGGTGCTGTGGTTCACTGGCCTAGCGAGTGTGCCAGAGGTAGCGGCAACATACTCTCGTATGCGTGGCGATACTAAAGGAATGCTGGACGACGCCAAGAGCGTTTTAACGGGGGTAGGGCGAGAGAAAATGTTTAAGGTCGCTCGCGATTTTGACATTATCACCGATGACGCTATCGAGCACTCGCTACAAGAAATGTACAACATGAACGACTTAACTATGGGTCGTATCTCACAAGGTATCCAAGCCTTTGTGTTCAAGTACAACGGCCAAAACTATGTGACCAAAATGACACGTACAATAGCGACTAAGGCGGCTGAACGCTACCTTGTTCGTGCTGTGGAAGATGGGGCTGATGGGGAGAAGCGCTTAAAAGAGCTAGGCGTAACTGCGGCAGACGTTAAAGCATTCGCATCGGACGCAGACTTAACAAGCCCAGCTGGTAAACGCTACCGTGATGCGGTTCACCAGTTCGTTAATGAGGCCGTGACTAACCCACGTTCTACGCAGCTACCGCTTGTGGCAAATGATCCGCGTTTCTTACTCGTGACTACCCTTAAAAAGTTCTTCTACGGGTTCTATGACAACGTACACAAGTCGTTGGCTAAAGGGTTTAAGGACAGAAGTTCAAGTGTCGATCCTTGGAAAGCAGTAGCCGTTACAGCGGCGGTTGCCCTCCCATTGGCACTAATTGCGGAGCTTATACGCGAGCAGATTAGATATCCGTTTGGCCGCCCTAAGTGGCAGGGTGAGCGTGACTTGGTGGATTGGGGCGGCAGTGTTCTCGCGGCTACTGGCCTACTCGGACCCGCAACGATGGCCGAATCTATCTACGCTGGTACAACCTATGGTAATCACCCTGTCGTGGCCGCTATGGGACCAACCGCTCAGTTTGCTGTTGATGTGGCGACACTTGAAATGCAGCCGAGCCGTGTTGTGCCGCTGGCTAACCAGATACCTTGGATGGCTAAGCCTATCAACGAGTCGGTCAAGAATTTAATTAAATAAAACAGTAATACTGTTATAATGCCCCATAAGTAACACTAATATTTATGGGGCTTTTTCATGGCAGAACCAAGAACAAAAAACTTCAAGCCTTCGGAGCTACGCTGTAAATGTGACTTCTGCAAAGGTGAAGTGGAGAACGAATGTGATCCATATGCGCTGCGGATGCTTCAAAAAATTCGTGATGAGGTTGGTCCTCTTGCGTTAACGAGCGCCTACCGCTGTGCTAGACACCCCGAAGAGGCGAAAAAAGAACAACCAGGTCAACACTTCAAAGGTGTCGCTTTTGATATTTATGTGCCGTGGGGCGTAAAACGAATGCAGATTGTTGAGCTTGCGTTAAAGCTGGGCGCAAAGGGCTTCGGCTTTGCTAATTCGTTCCTGCATATCGACTGGCGCGTGTCGAGCGAACCTGTTAGTTGGACGTATCATTAATGAAAATTCTGTTTAATGCTTTTCTAGGCACTGCGCCTAAGTTCGACGATGAGCAATTGCCAGATGGCTACGCTACGTTGTCGAACAACACTAAGTCAGAGCGGGGAATCTTAGAACCGTGGGCGCTCCCTACGTCATTGGGCAGCTTTGGTCGTAGTGATACTAAGTCTATGCACAAGTACCGTGACCAATGGTTTACATGGCCTGAGATTACGTATGCTGTTAATGCGCCACTCAAGAATGACGCTTACGACTACGCACTGTTTGCTTCGGCCAATAGTGAACCACGGGTCGTGTATAACCTAAATGCAGAGGAGGGCAGTGGTCCTTATCCTGCGGTTACGTACCCGTTGAATGTACCAGTTCCTGACAAAATCGACTCTGTTATCACTGGTGATGCTGAGCATTGGTACTACGAACCCCAAGAGGAGGGCGTAGACTCAACGGGTGACACTGATGGTGATGGCATCGTCGGCCTGAAGCCTTACCAAGACCCAGAGGACAGTGAGTATGACTACTCAGAAGTTGCATACTCTTACTGCTATGTTGACGCTTGGGGGCGTTTAAGCGCGTTGGCAGACCCTACGGATATAGTAAAAATCCGAGAATGGGAGTACGTAAATACAACGGCGGTTACGCTCACTTTCCCTACGCCACCAGATAGTCTTTTGCTTACTGACCCATTGCGCGGAACAAACGCAAAAATTCGCATATTCAGAACGAACCTAGCGAGTTCAGGTACGGCTGTCTACCAGTTCGTTGCTGAAATTCCAGCGACACAGAACACCTACACGGACACAACGTACAGCGGTGACTTATTGGACTCACCTATCAATGAAGATTGGGTGGGCGCGCCAGACTTGAACACGGAGCTTTACCCGAATGGACCAATGCAGAAGGTCGTTGTTATGGGTTCAGATATTCTTGTGGGGCACAATAAACGTATCTTGTGCTTTGCTGAGCCAGACGCTTTCTACGCGTGGCCTGTCAGGTATTACAAGGTATTCCAAGAGGACATTGTGACAATTGAGACTTCGGGTTCAAACCTTGTTGTGCTAACGACGGGTGTGCCTTATGTGGTGCAAGGTGTTCACCCTGAGTCGATTGACGCGGCGCGTCTTGCAGACCCCGTTCCTTGCTCAAGCCCACAAGGTTCGACTGAGGTCGCGGGCGCTGTCTACTTTACTAGTGAAACAGGGCTGCACCGTATCGAGGGCTACGCGATTGCTAACGTGAGTACAGGTTTTATAGACAATGACTCGTGGCGCAAGCTTGACCCAAGCACAATGATACTTGGTAACTACGACAACAAGGTTTTTGTTCGCTGCCCGACGGTGGATAAAACGCTTGTGTTTGATGCGCTAGACCCAAATGCGGGTATTAGAACGGTAGACCTAAGAGCTGAGTCCTTCGTTGAGCTAGAGGAGACAAATGACCTAGCTTACGTTGATAGTGATACCCGTGAGTTGATGCTTTTCGATTCGTCAGAGGATGGGTTCATGGAATTAGGCTGGGAGTCAAAAACATACCTGTTCAATGACCCTGTTTGCTTCAATATCGCAAAGGTACGAGCCAACACGTACCCCATAAAAGTGCGTGTGGAGTATGACCATGCCACAACCGGTGAGACCGTGGCCTATACGAAGCTTGTTGAAAGCCCATCGTTTTTCTATCTGCCGTTTAACAGTCGTGCCTTTAGATGGCGAACGGCTGTCGAACCAATAAGCCAAGCGGCTAAGTTAGAGGTTCGTGACATTCAGCTTGCGCAATCACCGGAGGAGCTTGTATGAGTCGAGCTTTACCACCTGTTCCTAAAGACGTATCTCGCTCTGTTTCGCAGTTCCTTAACTCGTTACGTGAAACTGTCCAAATACAGGCGGGTATGGGGCGTGGTAACACGCTAGATCGAGCTGTAACGTTCAGAGATTTAAAGAAAGCGATAGGTACTGATGATTTATCGTCTGTCGCTACAAAATCCGCGACAGGTGTTGTTACGGCGTTTAATGACCCTATGCCGACGAAGCCAACTAACTTTGCGGCATTCGGTATGTTCAACATGGTAGGTCTTGAGTGGGATAGGCCAAAGGCCGATTGGTACGCGGCCACAGAGATTTATCGCGTTGATGTGACTGATGACCTAACGGCTACGCCAGTGTTCAGCGAGGCTGAATACGTTGGTACGTCGGCAACGGGTTTCTTCTCTGACTTGGTTGAGCCAGCTAGAACTTTTGTTTATTGGGCTAGGCACTTAAACCGTGATTACCAAGCGGGTGATATCAGCTCGCCAGAGGGTACACGTGCTAGTACGTCTGAAAGCCCAGAGCAAGTGCTGGTTAAGTTCAGCGAGGAAGTCGCGGACAGCAACAACTTTAAGTGGCTGCGCAGTGACCTGAGCATAATGGACACCATAAACCGAACGCTCCAAGGCAGCGGTTTAGGTGACTCAGGGCTTGCTGATTTGATCAACGGAAGCGCTACGCTCAGCGATATGCTGGCCGAGCAAGCTATGAGCGAGGCATTGTCAAAGCACACGCAGACAGAGAGCATTCAGCAGCAATTCGCTAAAAACTATGCTCGCCTGTCGGGGGGCATACATGCGGCGGTCAACGCGGACGAAGCTTATGTGCTGCGTATCCAAGAGCTTGAATCCAAGTGGGAGAATGACCTCGGTAAAATAGTTGACGCTAAAATAACTGAGTTCGATACGGTGCTTAGTAGCTCGGAAGGGGCTATTGCACAGGCTATTAGAAACTTCACTGTTGACTACGACGGCACAAACGTAAGCCTTCAGCAATTGGCTAGCACTACCGCATCACAAGGTGGAATATATGAAGCGCAATGGGGTGTAAAAACAAGTGTCGCTGGCCTCCAAGGTGGCGTGGGTTTCCTAAACGACGGCACTCAAACGAGCTTTGTTGTCGACGCGCATACCTTCGCGGTCACTGGGGGCAATGAAAATGTGTTCCCGTTCATCATCAAAGACGGCAAAACGGTTATAGACAAAGCGTTTATTCAAGATGCAGAGATATACAACTTGCTGGCCGCTAACATCGTAGCGGAGCGCGTTAAAGTGGGTCTTTCATTCTCATCACCTAGCATTACTGGTGGTTCGATTGACGGTGCTACGTTGACAATTGGCGACAGGTTCTCAGTTAGCCAAGATGGGATCATGCGAACCCGTGACGGCTTCTTCGAGGGTAACGTAGCGGCCAAGAGTGGATACCTTGAAAATGTGCGGATTGATGAGTCTTGCACGATAGAGGGTACGTTATACGCGCAGAATATTGAGGGCGATATTGTTGACCGAACGGTAATCGTTGTTGATCGCGAGATTGAGGTTGGTCCTAGAGAGGTTTACATCCTGATCCAAGGAACAATCAGCCCTGGTCTTTTAGGTGCGACCGAAGAACGCGTACTTGTGATTAGTGGTATTGCGCTAGACCACCAAGGCGGCGGTGGCTCTACGAGTAACTTTGACGTTTATCTAAGGCTCGATGGCTCTGTTGTGCAGAAGTTCCATTCGCACAACGTTGAGGAAGAAGGGTCGGTGACAGTGCAAATGGGCTGTCATATTCCTAAAGGCAATGCGGAACATACATTCGCCGTAGAGCTTAGGCCAGACGTAAACGATAACATATTAGTGCAGCAATCAGCTATTGTTGCGGACGTATTTAAGACGGGTAGCACGTTCAAAGACGTGTCTGGCCTTCACTACTAGAGGTAAAATTAATGAGTAAATGGTACAGAACGGGTGTTGTTAATCTAACTAAAAATAGTGACATTGTTGAGGGCATCGGTACGTATTGGGCATCGGCCGCAAACAAGCCCGCTGAGGGAGATATGTTCGTACTTGATACCCGTGTTTATGAGGTAATGGAGGTTATTGATGACTCGACAATTCGCATCGATAAACCATACAACTTAACTACAAAAAACAATGTGTTATATGGTATTATGCGCAGCGTGTCAGCAACCACAAACACACGTCTTGCAGCGCAAGTCAGTGATACATTAGAGAAGCTAGGTAATCGCGTTACTGTCTCAACCACAGCCCCAAGCGCGGGGCAGGGTAAAGACGGTGACATTTGGATTGTCGCAGCCCCCTAATGGAAAACCGCAATGTCGGCTATAAAAATAAACGGGACTTGGCAACGAGTCTCGTCAATAAAGATAAAACAAAACGGGGTGTGGGACGACCACACCGCGTTGTATGCGAGGTTAGACGGTGCTTGGCACCTGATAGACCTAGCTGCCGAGGCTCAAGGCCCAGCTTACCATATTTGGAAGGCATACGCTGATGATGCGTTCGGCAATGGTATTAGTCTTTCCCCAGAAGGCAAAGAATACATAGGCTTCGCTGTAGGCCAACGAGTTGAAGAACCCGACCTATCAGACCCGTCGCTTTACGATTGGTCTCTAATCAAAGGTGCAGACGGTAAAGACGTAGACCCCGAAGTCTTAGCAGAAATACTAGAGAAACAGGACGGGTACAATAGTTCGTTATATGATGTTAATGATGGCCTGTATACAGTCGAGCAAGCTTTGGCGGACGCTGATTCTCGCTTAAAAGCTGCTGATGTGGCGCTTAGCCAAGCCCTCCAAACCGCACAAGTAGACTTCTCAAGCTCAATGGATTCGTTAAATGAGTCTATTAGCGAGGTCGAGAATGACCTGCTAAATCTAGTTAGCCTAAGTGGTGAGCAAGGTTCGTCTATCACGCAGCTTGAAAATACTACTGATGAACAAGCGCAAAAAATCGCTGTGCTTGAGACTAATGACGGCAGCACTCGCTCACGTGTAGCTTCGTTAGAGTCAACGTCGGGCGAACAGGCTACACGCTTATCTAGTCTTGGTGTTTGGGACGGTGAATCGTTCGCTACTATTAAAATGCTGGAAGAAGCCGATGCTGAGAATGCTAGCTTGATCCGAACACTTGAAACACGAGGTGAAGAAGCGGATTCTAAGATAGCATCACTTGAGTCTACGTCGTCAAGCCATGCTTCAAGGCTATCTACTGTAGAGACGAGGTCTACCAATGCTCAGAACCGTGCGGCTGCTCTTGAGGAGACAACGCGAACTCACGCTACTCGGCTTACGAACGTTGAAACGAAAGCGGACGATATCGAGTCTAAGGTATCTACGTTAGAGCAAACGAGCGAAGGCCATGCAACGCGCTTAACAAACGTTGAAACCAAAGCTACAACGGGTGTTAATAAAGCTAACGCCGCCCAAGCTTCTGCTGATACCGCGAATGAATCGGTTAGCGAAGTAACTAACCGTGTGTCTACTTTAGAAGAAACTACCGAAGGCCATGCTTCACGTTTAACTAATGTTGAGACGAAGGCGACTACCGCTGTATCAAAAGCAAATGCAGCTCAAAATACAGCGAATAGTGGTATATCAAAGGCTAATGCTGCACAAACTGCGGCGGATAACGCTCAGGAAACGGCGGACAGCGCGAATACGAAGGTTACAGAGGTAACTAACCGTGTCTCTACACTGGAAGAAACTAGCGAAGGCCATGCTTCACGCTTGAGCACTGTTGAAACAACTGCGACAAGTGGGGTTAATAAAGCGAATGCAGCACAAAGTACGGCTAACTCCGCAACCACTAAGGCTAACAACGCCCAAAACACCGCAAATAGTGGTGTGAGCAAAGCAAATACTGCACAGGCTAAGGCTGATTCGGCTTATAGCAAAGTTACTGCGGTTACGTCGCGTGTCAGCACCCTTGAAAGCACAACAGAGGCAATGGCTACAAAAGTAGATGAGGTTAGCTTTAGCCGTGCGAACCTTGTGACCCGTGGCGTGTTCGGCTCTAACCTAAGCCGTGGTGGTTGGACTTCTGGTAGTGTCGTTTCAACGCAGGCCGTTGGAATCCCTACATTGTCGGGTCGCCCGTACGTCCTAAAACTTACGTCTCGTGATTGCTATGACTACAACGCTAAGTTCCCGATAAGTGTCGGAGACAAGGTGTATATATCAGCGTGGGTATATACTACGGACACTAATGTTTCGTTTAACATTGGTTTTAGGCAAGTTCTTGACGGCGTGGAGCAGTCAAGTTGGCCTACGATTATCCGCACGTCTGACCGCTCAGGTAAGTGGGTATACGTAGAAGGAACGTACACGCATACAGCCAGTGGCTACAATGGTCTAGCTCCGTTCTTGCAACTTGGTGGTAGCGGTACTATGCCACCGGTATATATTAGCGACATTGTTTACAGTCGTAGTAGCCATAGTGGTGCGCTAGCTGCTGTCACTGATGAGTCTAAAGCCTATGTTGATCAACAAACAGGTGAGCTAAAGGCTGAACGTGTGATCAAGGCCGACGCTAACGGTAAGGTTTCGGGTGTTCACCTGCTAGCTAATGGCAGTGGCGCGGAGGCAGGCGGCAAGCTGTACTTCCAAGCCGATGAAATTGCGATTGTACCGCCAAACTGGAATGGTAGCTCAGAGCTGGACAAGTCTAAGTTCCCTTTCTACTTCTCGGAAGATAGAAACTACATGTACTTGGACGAAGCGACTATCCAACGCTTGTCGGCTGAAACGATTGACAGTGGTAGCTTAGCAGTTGATGGCTTAACGCTTCTATCGGATAATCTGTCATTGCCAGCGGGCGCGGTTCGTGAGCATATGATTGACCCAGCGTTTAAAGACGGCATTGTTCGTGTGAACCCCGACGCTGAAATCTTAGGTGGTACTAAGTCGGTGTCGTCAACGGGTATAGGCCAAGGCAAGAAGATTACCGTGCCTGTGTTGAAGTCAGGTGGTAGCGCGCAGAAGATGACTATTAGCGTAGTGGGTCCGAATGAAGTAAACCGCAAAGACGTTCGTTTCGACCTAGAAATGAAGGTAAATGGCGCGCCTTACAATTTCAGTAGCGGCCAATCTAAGATCCGATTAGAGTCTACCATTACGTACTCGGAGGAAGATGAGGGCTTTAGAATATACCGAACGTCATTCAACTTTGAAGATACGGTGATACTCCCCGCGCCAACGAAGGGCAATGAGTACACGTACGAGTTCACTATCTCCAATATGTCGTTTAGCCCTGCTACCACGTCCACGTATAACTATGCGGGCAAGCTGCAATTCTCAATCTCTGTCTCAGAGCCTACGGTGTCTAGTGGTGGTTTCATTACGGACGTTCGCTGGTCAGAGGTCAAGGAACAGCCTAGTTTTGTGGCACTAGATACGGCGGGCAGTAGTTCATACCCGCGTATGTTCGCTGGTAATAATCCAGCGTCATCTAATATATGGCTACGCATGCCTGCGACTAATGGTGGCTTACTGCCCTACAGTAATGGCAACAGCTTGCTAGGTACGAGTTCATGGAAGTTTAAAGAAATACACTCGGTTAACTTTTATGAGAATGGCGTAGCGTTGTCATCTAAGTACTTAGGTAAGAGCGCTACAGCAGTCAACGCGAGTAATGCTGATAAGCTAGATGGACTTAACTCAAGTCAATTCCTGCGGAGTGACCAAGGGGGGGCAATTGAGGGGCCGCTGAGTATTAGGCACACTAATGTTCAGTTAAATCTTGTAGATACTACTTACAGCGATCACTACTGGCAGTTTGACCACCAAAACGGTGTACTAGGGTTTAGATATGATGGTGGTTCTATAGCTTTCCAACTGAATAGAACAGGGGAAGCTGTGTTTAACCACAACGTGTCTGCGCCTAGTATCACTGAAGGCGGTACAACATTGTCGTCTAAATATCTTGGTAAGACGGCTACCGCAGTCAACGCGAGTAATGCTGATAAGCTAGATGGCCTTCACGCCTCCTCATTCTCGCGTAGTAATCATGGTCATACTGGGCTAGGGGCTAACACGTGGGGTGGTATACGTTCAATCAACCAATATGGTTATATCGATTTCGGCCCCGCAAACGAGTCATATGCGCATATCTACACAGACCGCCCAAGTTTCTACTTCAATAAGGACTTGGACGTTAACGGCAATCGTGTTTGGCATAACGGCAACACAGGCTCGGTTGCTAAAAAGTCTAGCGCAAACGTGTTCACCACAGGGCAAAAAATAGACGCAACAGGTACGGTTCTTACGCTTGGCGGTTCTACTAAGCAAAATAGCGCCGACGTTAGCATGTACATAGGTAACTCCATAGGTGACTACGGGTTCTACTTCGTGTACCAAGGCTCTAAGGGCGGAAACGATAATGCGCTACTCATACAGTCGACTAATCAGGGCGCACCTAAGAGTATATTTAGCGCAAAGCAGGACGGTTCAACAACCCTGTACAGCACCACAAGCTTTAATTCATCTACTGTGTTCCTTGGGTCTATGTACGTTAGAAACATCATACGTATATTTTCTAGCAATGGCGCTAATCAGCGAGTAGACACACGGGACGAGGGGGACGAAGGTAGAGCGCATTGGTACGGCCAAACTACATCGGGAGGGACAAGGGCATTCAAACATGCTTGGTACGATGGTTCTGATTACGTGAACGTGGACGTAAGTGGTCAAACTGTTAAGTTCTCAGGCGCTGTGGATGCCCAAGGAGGGCTGAAACAGGACGGCCATACCATACTAAATGGTAGCGATACTTGGGTGCGCACTAAAGGTGATCAAGGTATCTACTTTAGTTCCTACGGTGGTGGCTGGCGCATGACGGACACTAACTGGATACGCGCATACGGCAATAAAATGCTGTACATCACTAATGGCAGCACATCGTCTATCCGCACCACAGGTGGAGTCCATGCCAACCAAGGATTTCGTAGGGATAACAACGGTAGCTCATGGATTTCTCAGCGTGACAGTACCCAAGTGGCTGTCTACAACTCTGACGCGGTTAAAACGGACTCGTATGCTGCCGCGATAAGACAGAGGCACGCTAGCTATACATGGTCAGTAGGCGGGTTGGGCAACCGTTATTTCGGTTTCTTTTCGTACACCAATTCGCGGACTAGCAATGGTACTGATGGCTATTTCCGCATGGACTATAGAGGTAACTGTGTTGCATCGGGCACAGTAGCCGCGACTGACTTAATAGCGACTTCTGATAGACGTGTTAAGGACAACGTTAAGGTTATCCCTGACGCCTTGAGCAAAGTCTGTAAGCTAACGGGTAACACCTACACGCGAAAAGATATGGACGACAAGCAATCGGCGGGTGTTATCGCACAAGAAGTACAGGAAGTGCTACCAGAGGCAGTGACAGAGACAGAGGGCAGATTGCAGGTTGCGCACAATGGCGTTATCGGCCTGCTAGTCGAAGCTGTCAAGGAGCTAAAAGAGATCGTCAACACGCAAGCGGAAAGTATCCGTAAACTACAGGAGGTGTAATGTCAGACACCATCGAGATAGAGATTGATAGGGGGCGTCTCAACGATGTTCCTTATGAAATTAACGTTGAGCGTGACACCCTTGTCAGGTTCGCCAACATTAGCGCCTCAACGGCGCTACATGTGAGGGGGTTCTCTAGCAGCTACTGGACTAGCACGTCTACTGCGGTAGTTGAGAACGGTGCACCAAAAGCATACCGTATCAAGAGTTCAGCGCCTTACAGCACAGACCAACTAGAGGTGTACGACCCCAGCAACGGCTCCACTCGAAGTTTTGTTATTAGGGTTGTTTCCTCTATCGACAAACCAAACCCTTATTGGATGTCACCAAGCACCATAGACACTTCATACTCGGGTCTTAACGCAAACGAGTTCGTTGTAAGCCAAACCTACAGGCTTGCAACAGAGAGTAGGACAGTGGTGCACTTGCGCAGTGATAACCCCGAAGTTCGTTTCAGGCTTATAGATGGTGATTTTGAGGGGAATTGGGTTACTGACTTATTCATGAATTCAGTCTATCGCCGAGATTTCCAAATAGCATATAGAGCACCTACGGAAGCTCTGGCGAGCAAGACAGTAACGGTTCGCATAGGCAGTCGTGTGTACAGTGTTAGCCTTAGCACGAGTAGCGAGCTTGTTCCATCAAGCCATCACGTTATTAGCATGGGGCGCACGTCGGGCAACATATCGCTGCTTAATATTAAAAACTTCTTCGGGGGCGGCAGCAATCTTAGGGACTATTTCAGGAAGGGGCGTAATGTCCCTGATATGGCGGCTAATTCTGGCATACCTACATCGGGAACCTTGAGAATCACAGACTTTAGGGGCTCGGCTACAGCGTTTTTTATTGCTTTCCACCCATCCGATAAACCTTTCCGTCAGCTGAGCACTTCTTATGGCACAAGAAGTGTGGGCGTAGGCTGGAACATATGGAGCGGTGAAGTTGACGATTGGGACTTAGGGTATAGTAAGTTCATCAAAGACAACGCGGAGTTTCGGTACACACTGAGCTATCAGTTCGGCAGTGGCTATGGAACGACTAACCCCGCTGTAAAACCCAAGTTATCGTCAAATACTGGCAGCCCAGGCACTTGGTCATCATCGAATAAGTCGGTGAGTGTCACGGTTACAGCGCAAAAACGTGAAGAATTTAGGGTGACTTGCACAGTGAGAATGTACGCTAGGCACAAGGACTACCCAGATAAGACACTAAGCACTACGGCCAGTGTTACGGTACGCGCAGTAGGCACGTAGCTATATTTTATTTTAACAGTGATACTACTTTTTTAATGAGTAGTAGGGCGTTATAATCGTGGCTCACTAATAATAAGAGGCTTAAAAATGTTTACAGCAGCATTTACTGACCCACAGGGTACTGAGTTCGAGGCAGCCGTGTTTCAGGTTCTTCGCTCAGATTTTACGGCAAATACAAGCGAAGCTTATGTATATGACATTCGTGAAGGCAGCGGTGAGATTGAGTCAGAATCGGCCAGCTTCTCGCTTAACTACCGCATTGGCTACTGGCCGTCGCAGACAGCAAAGGACAATGGCGCAGCGCCTTATATCCTTATCGATACTGAAACGTACAACGCAGATTTTGCCAGCTACGCGTTACCCGCAGAGCAGTACAGCGGACTGAGCGCAGAAGAGGCGGCAGAGCTTCATTGTAAGACTGAAGTAATCGGGGTCGAATAATGGGTGACGACAAGGTAAACGAACTACAGGCTCAGGTCATTCGCCTGAAAGCTCGCGTACTCGACGCCCAAGACGAAGGTAAGGGGCTTAGCGAAGTATTAGGCCAGATTGCGCAGCGTGTTGGCTTCAAAGGCCAAAGCCTAGCTGAACTCGTAGAAGCTGTGCCAGTAGTAGATAAAAAGGAAGAAGCTGATGCTTAGAAAACTACTTTCGTTCTTAGCTACTAAGCTTTTTACGACAAAGTTTTTTGTAAAGTTTGTACTTTTTGTCTCAGGTAAACTCGTCAAGAGCACAAAACCAAAGTGGGATGATGAGTTGCATGCGATGATCAAAGAGGCGTTAGAGGGCTAGTAGCCCATAACCGAAAAACCCCGCCTAGTAGCATTCTAGGCGGGGCTTTTTTATGTCAAAAACGTAGACACACAGATCCCCGTACTTTAATCTAAATAGCGGGGGGTAATCACTGTCAGGAGTATAGACATATGAGTGATTTAGAATTACCCAAGGGTATTACAATACACAGAGACAAGCTGCGTATTGCATTTCGCCCACCGAATGAAAAGAATCAGTGGAAACGATCATTAGGAATACCACCGACTAAAGCAAATATCAAGGCCGCAGAGCAAATGTTGAATGCTATAAGGCGGGATATTAGCTTAGGCCAGTTTGATTTAGCGCAGTATTTCCCAAACGATCCAAGTTTGAAAAAAGACGAGCGAACGCTGGGTGCTGTTATCCAAGAGCACTTCATCAAAGCTAAAAAAGGTAGGGTTAAAGGCTCAACCCATAATACCTATACAATACGCGCGGAATGGGTCATAGAGAATTACGGCCATATAGACGCGGCGAACGTTACACCAAAACAGGCTATGGAACTTAGGGAGGGTATTATTAGTAAGTCGCCCTCACCAGAGTTGGCATCTTTTAGACTTTGGCTTATACGTTTTGCTGTGACTCGCGCCGTTAGAGCACTTGTTCTTGAGGAGGACAGATTTGGTCCTATGCTAGATTCCGTGGAGTCGAAGTCAAAAGCGCTAACACTCGAAGGTCTACATAAAGGTATAGAGTCCAATGAGGTGTTCACGATTGACGAAGCAGAGCGAATTGTAAAAGCTTGTACCAGTGAGAGCCGTAAACGTTTAGTTACATTTCTTTTCTGGTCTGGTTTAAGACCAGGGGAGGCAGCAGCATTAAGGAGAGAGGACGTATGTCTACCCTATATAATTGTGAAACGCACTTTAACCCAGTACGGAGAAGAACAATCGCCGAAGAGTGGCCGAGCGAGAAAGATATACCTTCCGTCCTCCGCGAGATTGGCCTTAGAACAAGAATTGCTGACTCACGATTCAGACAGGGCTTGGGTAACGAGCATGGGGAAACCTTACACGTCGTCAAGGCTGTTCACGACCAAACATTGGAAGGGAATACTTAACAAGGCAGGCTTAGCCTACCTAGCGCCTTACACTACTCGACATAGTTTCGCCAGTTGGATGCTAAAAGCTGGTGAACCGGAGTCGACAGTTGCAGCCCATTTAGGGCATACTGACACCGCAATGATTCGTAAGGTGTATGGGAAATTCATTCCAGATGCTAAACCGGTTTGGACCCTTGATGACCCCGCAAAAATTGAAATCGTTAAAAATTCAATGATTTCAGTTATCTAGCGAATCTTCTCCTAAAAAGATATGTTTTAAGCACACATACTTGAATCCAAAGGCGCTGTTTAAGGCGCCTTTTTTTATACCTATGTTTTTTATAAAAGCCATAATAATACCAATCCGTAATACTCAATCATTTTGCGTGGCTAAACATGTCGCTACCTGCGTTAAAATTCTCAATTAGATTAGGGCGTGTTGATCTTTGTGGTATGAAAAACAAACAGCATGAAGATAAGGTATAATTGAATTCGCCAGAAAACTTTACACCGAACCTACATGCCAAGATTAATGCTAACAGACGGGA